TCATTCCATTTGAAATGAATCAATTTTCACTTCCAACTCTATGCTGGTCGTGTAGCCGCTGTCGGCGCTCAGGCTGTGCGTCAGCGTGGTAATGATCCATTCGCAATCATCAATCTGCTTTTTAAACCCTGTCACTTTTACCGGCATTTCGGTGTAAAGCTCAGCACGCCCGCGCGCCAGCTGGATCGAGAAGGTTGCTACACCGCGCTGCAGACGTTCCCAGTGCATTTTTGCCGCCCGCTCGGCGTTTGCCCGGTTGGCGTAGGTGCGGCTCAGAACCAACACGTTCTCATCAGTTCCGACAAGGTAATCACCCTGTTTTTCCTCCGGCTCTTTCTTTTTTTTACTGGCTGTTGTCGTCCTGCGTCGGCGTCGGCGCTTTACCTTTGTTACCGGCTTTTTCGCTGGCTCCCGCGTATGCAGCCAGCTGGCAATCACGCCGGTGTAAGCGTCGCGGTCAGCCAGGGCGAAGCGATGGCCGTCACCGTCGCGGCGCTGAATAGTGATGACCGGCAGCGCCTTGCCGCTGGCGTTTTTACCCTGGCCCTGCCGGATAAACAACAGGTTGCCGTCCTTGACGCAGGCAACAGCACCGCACTGGCGGGCAACGCGCATCAGAAAGCTGGCATCTGATTCGTTTGTCTGGTCGATGTGGTCAATCGCCATTTTTTGCACGTCTGCGCCCAGCGCAAGGCTCAGCTTGTGCCTGTCGGCTATGGCTTTGACGATTTCGCCCACGGTGGTCTTATGCCAGGATTTTTCGCGTTTCGTGTTCAGCGTCTGCCGGAAATCGGCGCTGCGGGCGCGGAGCGTCAGCCGGTCAGGCATCCCGCTGTGCTCAATCTCATCAACGGTATAGCTGCCTTTGCTGATAAGTGGCTCACCCTGCCAGCCGAGCGCCAGTTTTAACACCACGCCCCGGCGCGGCAGCTGCAGAAGGCCGTCAGTGTCATCCAGCTCAATATCCAGTTGGTCGGCCTCAAAGCCCCGGTTATCGGTGAGCGTCAGGCTGATAAGCCTTTTCTCTATCTTCTGTGTGACGTCTGCGCCTTCCATCGTGAGCCGGAAAGCGGGCGCGTTCGCCGCCCCCCTGACCCAGCTTTCTGCCTGCATCATGAGAACAACCCTCCCGCTGCTGCAGTCACTTTACCGGCCACGCCTGCCGCCGCGCTTTTCATCGCGTCAAGCTGGCCGCTCAGACTGCCGAACATCTCGCCCAGTGACTCATCCACGCGTTTAAGCGTGAGCGTGAACTCGATGCGCCTGCACACGCCGTTGCTGAAAAACTCCGCCTTTGTCTGGCTCAGGCTTTCAATCACAAACATACCGTAAATGGTGCCGCCGCCCTCAATCAGCGGCCAGGCGCGCCCCAGTTCCGCAATCTGCTCCAGCGCATACAGCGCCAGCCTGCCGCCGGTCAGCTCCGGCAGCAGGATGCCGGAAAGCGTCAGCGTGTCGGTGTCAGGCCCGGCAAACTGCAGCGACGGACGCAGGCCCACGCGGTTGTTGGACGGAAACCGCCAGCTGCGCTGCAGTTGCAGCTCCTGATAAGGCACCGTTTCCAGCATGAAAACGAACAGCCCCAGCGTCATCATCATTCGTCGTACCCTCCTCGATCACGATATGAACTGCGCGCGCGGGCTTCGGCCTGTCGCTGCTCGGCTTTGAGCCTGCGCATCACCTCATCAACCAGATCCTGCTGGCTCTGCCCTGGCTGCTGCACAATGGTGAATGATGCATTGATTTGCGGCACGGCAACCGGCTGCGGTTCCTTCGCGCGCTGCGCATTTTTCTGGTATGCCTGCGCGGGCAGGCTCAACGGGTGTAGCGACCTGGCGGCGGCAGGTGCGGCGGCCATCCCCAGCGCCAGCGCCGCCGATGCGGCCAGTGCGGTGGTGCGACGACGGCTGGTAATGCGCGCCGGGCCGTTGACCAGCTCCGGCCCGTTCTCGCCCGCAATGCCATACTGACCGGCGGGGATATAGCCGCCATTGTCAAACAGTCCGGCAAAGCCCGTCGGGGATGCCGGGCTTAACGGGTTGACCGGTGTCGCGCCGCCCTTGTCCACTGATGGCTTCATGAATCCGGGCAACAGATCCGTCATGGATGACAGCCTGGCCTTAAGTGCCTCCCACTTAGACGTGATGCCGTCGAGCAGGGCGCTTATCATGTTACTGCCCGCTTCTTTAAACCGCTCAGGCAATGTGCTGGCCGAGTTAACCAGCTCATCCCATTTTTGCGACACGGCTATCTTAATGCTTTGCCATGCCCCGGCGATGCCGTCACGTATGGCGTCCCAGCCCTTGCTGATAACGCCCTGCAGAGTGCCATCCGCGAACAGCGATTTAACCCACGTCCACGCGCCGGTAATCTTGTCTTTGATGGCCTCCCAGGCTGCAGATGTGTTATCCGTCACCGCCTGCCATGTCGCTTTAAACATTGGCCCGATGGTGTTCCAGTTACGCCAGATGTAAATCGCCCCCATAGCAATAAGCCCGATGACGGCCAGTATCGGGTTAGCGAACATCAGGCGGCCCAGCCACAGAACACTTTTTCCCAGCACGACTATGGCCTTACCTATCAGACCAAAAACGCCCGGCCCTCTGTAACCCAACTGCATCAGAGCGAATTTAACGACCGCCATCGGCCCGACAATGGCGGCAAGGCTGATTGCCAGCGTTCCCATGCCGATAACGATAAAAGATACCGCTGCACCGACTTTCATCAGCGTGCCTGCTGCCTCCTTGTTTTTATTAACCCACCGCGCCACTGTGCCGGTGACTTTTTTAATCACCCCCATAATGTCCATAAGCGGCTGGCGCAGCGTGTCGCCCAGCCCGCTTATGGTGTTGTTAACGCCGCTTTTGGTCAGCATCCACTGAGCGGAAAGGGAATCTTTATTAATGTCAGACTCTTTCTGCATAGAACCTCTGGCGGCGTCGCCCTGCGTCAGGGCCAGCTGTCGGCGCAGCTCCGGCAGGTTGTTGACAAGTTTTGCAGCAGCAGGACCAAACTCTTTTCCAAACAGCATTGTCAGGGCGGGCACTTTCTTGCTGTCTGGCAGTTTCTTGACCTTTTCCAGCACGCGGATGATGGTTCCCATCGCATCCTTGGTCATCTGCTTTTCAATTTTTGCCGGGTTCAGCTTGAGCAGATCCATACCGTCCATAAACCGGTTGCTTTGCATGGTCGCTATCGACAGCTCACGCACCATCGCGTTAGCCGAACTCGCCGCAATCTCAGACGTCGCGCCGAGCGAAAGGAACGTTGAACCCAGCGCGGCCGCCTGCCGGAAATTCAGCCTGTCGGCGTTGCCGCCCATGCGCTGCAGCACGTCGATAATGTCTGCACCTTTCGACATCGCGTTATCGTCTAAATAGTTGAGCGCATCGCCCAGTTGCTCAATGTTGCGGGTCGGTATCTTGTACAGCTGGCCGATTTTCCCCAGCCCCTCGGCCAGCTGGTCGGCGGGCAGCTCAAACGCCGTTGACGCTTTGGCCGCCGTGGTGGCAAAGGCCAGTAAGTCGCGCTTCTGGTCGGCGTAAGAATCATTCTGGTTCGTCACGCCCATTCGCGCGCCGCCTTCTACCAGTGCGGCATAGTCAACCGCGCCGTTCTGCATCGGCAACTGCTCACTGGCGGCCTTGATGGCGGCCTGCATGTCGTAAAACTGCGCGGTGCGGTTGCCCTTGTCATCGCGTAGGCCGTTGACCTGCTTTGCCACGCCTTTCATGGCGTCTTCCATATCTGCAGAGGCTCTTACCGCTGCCGCAAACGGCATACTCATTGCCACGCCCGCCGCCGTGGATGCCGCTCCGGCTCCGGCCACCTTATCGCGCGCCTCCAGCGTTTTGCCGTAGCGCTCACGCACCGCGCGCAATTTGGCCTGGCGCTCGCCCAGCTTTTTCAGCTCACGTTGCTGGCGCTCAATGGCATCACTGGCGGCGCTGGCGTCGGTTTTCAGTCGGCGCTGTGCCGCACTTAGCTGCTTTGTATCGATACCGGCGGCGGTCAGCGCGCCGCGCTGCTGCTGTACCGAGCGCAGCAGGCCGTTGTAACTCTGCTGCAGGTCATTAACGCGGTTTTTTGCCTGCTCAAGTAAACGGGACTGCTGCGCCGTGGGGCGGTTGGTGGCGGCAAACTGCGTTGCCAGTGCGGCGGCCTCCTGCCGGGCAGAGGCGAGATTTTTTTCCGTGATGGCAAGCTGCTGGCGTGTTTTGCGAAAGCCATCAATGCGCCCGGCCTGATCGTTAAGATTTTTCAGGCTGTCTTTGCTGGCTTTAAGGGCGGCGGACAGCTCCCTTGAGCCGTCGCGCGCGTTTCGGAATGGGCGGGTGATTTTATCCACCGCCTTAAGAACCACCTGCAGGCGCAGGTCTCTTTCACTCATCGTCACCGGCTCCGTTACGCAGGATCGCTTTGTGCCGCCATTCAAGTAAATCCGTCAGCGACTCCGCAAACATGACCGACGGCGGCCAGTGAAACACGGTGGCAATATCTGCCACCAGATCGTCAACCGTCAGGCCGTCAGGAAACCCGACGTCGCCGACTTCGGTAACAAAAAAGTGACCACCTCCACCGACAGCGCCAGCAGGTCGGCGGGGTCCATTTCGTTAATTTCCTGTGCCGTCAGCGCCGGGGCAGACACGCGCGGCAGCACGGCCATCACCGCGTTGACGTCCATTTCCATCAGCGCCTGCAGGCGCACGCCGCGAAGCGAACCGGACTGCGGCTTGCGCAGTACCACCTCTTTAATTTCGGTTTTGCCTCGCCTGATTGGGGTGTCCAGGGTGATGGTTTTTTCGTTGATGTTTTCGCTCATGTTCTTAATCCACTGAATAGTTTATGAAAGCAGCAGGCCAGCGCCTGCCGCCGTGATTACAGGCCCAGCGCGCTGCGGTGCGCTTCCAGCAGGTCTTTGCCGTCAACGATGTGAACCATATTGACCAGATCCACCTCATAGAGCACTTCACCGTTAATGGTCAGCTTGGCGTAGCTGTTGGTTGCCGACACTTTGGTGGTGTTAGAGTCCGCCGTTTTCCACTCGCCGGAATCCAGCTCCTTGTAACGCCCGCGCGTGACCAGCTCCACCGCCTGAACCTCGCCCGTGTCGTCGCGCTGAATGGAGCCGGTAAAGCGCAACTGAATACCGTCAATCGTCGGTGTACCCATCTGTTTAAACAGCTTCGCCTCGGTGCCGCCGATGGTGAATTCCGTATCCAGCGCGCCATCGTCCAGGCCCATATCAATATCCACCGCGCCCGGCATCCCGCCGCCCCGGTATTTTTCAAACTTCGTGGTGAGTTTCGGCAGGGTCAGCGATTCGATCACGCCCTGCCAGTTGTCGCCTGCGTTAAACAGGTTCAGGTGTTTTAACTTACGGGGTAAGGCCATGTGTTCAGCTCCTTAGGCTTTAACGCTGGCGGCAAAGTTGACCAGATACTGGTCAGTGATGCGCTGGCGCAGCATCAGGTTTTCCAGCGGCGGCACCGGCGTGTAGTCGTAATCGATAATGAGTTGCCCGGCCTTGAGCGTGTCTTTGGTGTTCACGGTGTCATCCAGCCAGCAGTCTGCGCCGATTAGATAGCCCTGATTCACCATACTGCGCAGCTTGGCGCGGATACTTTCGATAATGTCGCGGGCAAGCGACGGATTCAGCGCGCCATCAACGGACCACAGCTGCGCCTCGGCCATCGTGTCCGCCAGCACCTGCGCCGTGCGGGTGTAGCACTCAAAGGCAAACAGCGGATCATCGCTCAGGCAGCGCGAACCCCAGAAGCGGAAACCGTCCTTGCGGATAAGCGTGGTGACGTCGTTCTGGTTCAGCAGGCCTGCATCGGTTGCCGGGTCCTGTAAATCCCAGAACACGTCTTTGGAAATGCCGGTGACGCCGTTCACGCCGACGTTAGACAGGGACTTGTGCCAGCCGGTCGCCTCGTCAATTTTGGCGCGCAGTCCGAGCACGCGGGCGGTGGCATACGCCGTCGCGTCAGCGTTCAGCACGGTGTCAAAGCTGATGAAGTCAGGCCAGATAAGCATCCCTTCGCGCTGGCTGAAATTAGCGCGGTAGGCGATGACCTCGGAAACGGTTTTGCAGCCGTAAGCGGAGATATACGCAAACCCGCGCAGGGTCTGCGCGATGCTCAGCAGCTCGGCTGCCACCGCCTTTGTGTCATGCCCCGGTATGCCGAGAATGCGCGGTTTGACGCCGCAGACGTTCTGCGCGGCAAGCAGTGCTTTCATGCCGGTGCGCATCCCGTCTGCGGTCACGCCGCCGATGATGTTGGATGTGGTTTCCGCCTCGGTTTCGCCCTGCGCGACGCGCACCACGACGACGAGCGGTTTTGCCTGGTCGGCGATGGCGTCCAGTGAGGCGGCGAGCGTACCGGTTTTACCGGCCTTGCCGATGGCGGTAGTGACGTCTGTCAGTAAAACCGGGCGGTTGAGCGGAAACGCTGCCGCGTCGGCGTCGTCAGCGGTGCAGACCATGCCGATGATTGCCGTGCTGACGGTGGTAATGGTGCGGGTGCCTTCGTTGACTTCGACAACGCGCACGCCGTGATGATAATCCTGTGCCATAGAGCAGATCCTCTGTTAAGGGGTTCCGCTATGGTGAAAGGGATGGCGCGCGGGCGCACCCTGCGGCCATTGTCTGGCAAATGACACAAAGGAAAAAGGCCCGCAGGGGGCCTTTGATTACTACGCAGGCCGGTCAGGCCAGCTGACAGCGGGCGCGCTGTAGGGGTCTGTCGCCTGCACGGCCTGCAGGTAGGTCATCCATGACGTGAGTTTTACCTTATCGTCGGGGGAAATGATGCCGAGCATCAGCTGCGTTTGCCATGCCTGAGTCACGCCCGCCGCCTCGGTGATACGGGCGCTTTTCTCCGCCTGGGCCGCTTCAACGGCGGCGCGCTGCTTTGCCGCTTTGTCAGTTACCTAGGCTGCGCCGCCCCACCGGTCAAAGGCCGTTTCTGGCTTAACCGGCGTTGTCCCGGCCGGATAATCACCGGGCTGCGTGACTGTCACCGCCGCACCGGTTGCCGTGCTGTAAGCCGTTTCGCCGCGATGGTCCGGCACCTGCTGCCAGCTGCCGTCTTTAAAGACGCACACCTGCCCGGCAACGTCATCAGGGGGCGCGACTGCCGTAGAGTGCGCGGGCAGACCGACACCTTTTGGCAGAAACTCCAGGCTGCTGCCGGTGTAAATCCCGCTCGCCTGATCAAAGTTAAAAACGTTAACGGTAACGGGCGCGACAGCCAGGCCGTCCGCGTTCAGTGCTTCACTGTGCTGCTGTGTCATTATGCTGCCCTCACGATGTAGTTAAATGCGACGTTGCGCGGGCGGGTTGAGGAGTAAGCAAACCAGTCATATTTGTTCACTTTCGATGATGAGTTGTTAATCCACGTTTTTCCCTGAATGGAAGCTAACTGACCTCCGGTAAGGGGGTCGCTGAATGCATAATTAGGTGAACTGATGGCGCTGAAATCACCATCTTCGTTATCGTCATAGCCACCCACCACCGTGCCTTCCTGTTGACTCAGCAATACGCGTGAAGGGTCAGCCCCGCGTCCGTCATCCCAGCCCCTGATAAACTCGCCGCGCAGGTCAGGCAGCCGCAGCGACGGATAGGCTTTCGCCAGCTGCGGGTAATCTGATGCGCTGAAGGTGGCACCGTTACACCTCAGCCAGCCTGATGGCGCTGTTGCAACAGGCCACGGCACCGGCACGCCGACCGGCAGCGCCGAGCCGTCGCCCAGGCCGAGATTTTTGAGAAACGCCGACACGTTCGCTATGTCGCTGCCGTTTCTCGCGATGTCCATTTTACCGGCCAGCTTGTTAAGCACCGTCGTGGAAAAATTCGCATCGCCGCCCAGCGCGTCGGCCAGCTCCTTGAGGGTGTCCAGCGCGGCAGGTGCGCCGCCCGCCAGTGCGCTCAGCGCAGCCTGAACAAATGCCGTGGTTGCCAGCTGCGTACTGCTGTTTCCCGCTGCCGCCGTGGGGGCTTTCGGGATGCCGGTCAGGACCGGACTTTCCTTCGGTGCATACTGCGTATGCGGATCAGCAGCTTTCAGGTGCGCCGTCATCAGGCTGTCAGCGTACTGGCGCACCTCTAATACTTTTTCGTCCACATACTGGCGCGTCGCCAGCACCACCGACGGATCGACTTTCAGGGTCACGGCCTCGGTACTGCTCACGATGATAAGCATACGCAGGCGCTGCGTGCGCCCGCTGCCCTCCTGCAGTTGCGGCTTATAGGTTTCTGCCGTGTTACAGACCGCAATCAGCGAGCCGTCAGCGTCAAACAGGCCCATTTCCCTGATCCAGAAACCGCCCTCGGTTTCTGGGATCACCTGCTCGGCAATAATCTGGCTGCTGTTGGCCGTATCCACGGTGAGCGAATTGAGCGCAGCACGGCGCACCTCGTTAACCAGCTTTGTCTGCGCCGCGTTGGGCGTTGGCAGCGTGCCGCCTCCGTCGCCAACGGCCATGTGCGTGATATTCAGTTTTGTGCCCAGCGACACGGCGTTAGCAATCTTCGCCGCGCCGAGGTTGGTCACTATGGCGTAAAATTTTTGTGTCATGGTCCCACTTCCATCATGTCGATAACGTGAACCGCCGCGCCCGCATATGCCGGGCCACTGACGGAGATAAGATCGGGTGTGTAGGGATAAACGGTAAGGTCGTCGCCGTCGTAGCTGGCCGCACCGGTAAAGCACGTGCCGCTGCTCTGCAGGTTGATGCTCATTCCCAGCATGTGACGGCTGCAGGGTTTGGCATCGCTGATAAGCCGCTCAAGCTCCTGATAGGTCTCCTCAGTAATCCCCTGTTCCTGCACGCCAATATCCAGGCGAAACGTGCCGGGCGCTTCACCGGTTTTCCACCACTCCAGCACGCGGATCAGAAAGCCGAACGGCTCCACCACGCGACGCACTGCGCTGATGGTGCCTTTATGCTGATGGATATAAAACGCATCCATCACCACGCGGCGCTTGACGCTTTCCGCCCAGGCCTCATCCCAGCGGTCCACCGAAAACGACCAGGCGAGGTAAGGCAGAAACCACACGGGGCAGGCGGCAGGGTTCCACAGGTCACGCAGCGGGACGTTCAGCCCGCTGATGCCGCCGCACGCCTGTGCCAGCCTGCGCTCAAGCGCCGACGACGCGGGCGGTAACATGCTCTGGCTCATCCTTTACCCCCATTATCGCTGGCAACCGTGACGGCCACCGCCGTGCAGTTGCCCGCCTGCGTGCGGTTCAGAATAACGTCCTGCGCCGGTTCGGTGATTTCCACCCAGTCCACGCCTGCCACGCGCAGCACCGCCCCGTAAGACTCGCGGCGCACGCTGCGGCCCAGCTTTTTCTGGTCAGTCAGGTAAGCGTCCATTGCGGCCTGCGCCGCCTCCAGGCACGGGCCTGCGGCCACGCCGTCAAACAGGTGCAGCGTGGCTTTCACCTGATAGTCAAATATCGCTGCCGCCTGCACCGTTACGCGGTCAGCCACCGGGCGCACTTCCTCGGCGTTTAACGCGGCATTCACTGCATTCAGTAAATCCGCCGTTGCCGCCCCGCTGTTGTCCCGGCTCAGTACCGTAATCAGCACCTCCGCCGGTGCCGGACTCGTTGCCGACACGTCAGATACGCGTCCGTCTGCGCTTTTGGCGTAAAACTCATAGGCCGCCGTCGGCCCGGCCACGCTCAGCCCCTCAAATGCACCCGGCACGCGCAGGCGTAAATCGTCGTCTGACTCCATTACCGCCGCCACAGGTGGCACGGCGTCGGGGTCTGCCGGGGTAATTGTGAGGCGCTTAACGTTATTATTTGCCGCCAGTTGGTCCAGATCGGTGCCGAGCGCATAGGCCACCATGACCGCCTGCGCCGCCTCGTTGATGCGCTGGCGTAAGAGGATTTCGCGATAGACGTTTTCCTGCAGGCACTTGACCAGCGGATCGGATTCCAGCGCCAGCACGCTGCGCATGGCGTCCTGCTGGTCTGACGGATATAACGCAATCAGGTTTTCTTTGCGCTCGGCCAGCAGCCCTTCAAAGTCCGGCACCTCAATGACTTCCGGCGCGGGAAGCTGCGATAAATCAATCACTGCCACGGTTCACCCCCGTTGGTATGGTCATTGCCAGCGGCGAACCGTCGGCACGCTGTGCGTTTATCTCAACGACCATCGAGCCGTCATAAGCCGTTGTGTAATTCACTGAAATCAGCCGGATGCGCGGCTCCCATCGGCTCAGCGCGGCGTAGGTTGCCGCCATGACCTGCATACGGGTGATGCCGTTCTGCGGCTGGTCGATGAGCGCTGAAAGCATTGATCCGTATTCCCGCCGCGCCAGGCGGCTGCCCTCCGGGGTCAGCAGAATGTCGCTGACGCTCTGGCGAATATGATCGATATCGGTCAGCGCTTTGCCGGTGTCGCGGTTCATGCCGAGATACATCACGCCGGGCCTCCTGAGGTGTCATTACCAGACTTAACGCCGCCGTGTGTATGGGTATGCACCACGACGCCGTTAGAACTCATGTCACCGCCGCCCTGAGTGACTGCGCCGTTAATGGTCGTTTTAATGGCCTCAACGCCAAAAGCGTCAGTAATCAGCTGAATACCGTCCGCAGCTTCGATGCGTACGCTTTTGATGTTCTTTATCAGCAGCTGGCCGGTTTCCGGTTCGTACTGAAAAAATCCGCCGTCGCTGTACTGCGTGGTGCTGCCGTTCTCTGAATAATCCGGCGGCGGGAAGGCATCGGAATAAATCGCGGGCAGTGCAAAGGCGGTTTCAAGATTGCCGCCCATGCTCAGCAAAATGACCTGTTCGCCCACGGTTGGCTGCCACCACGTGCGGGTGTTACCGGCGCGTGTAGTGAGCCAGTTAATCCAGTTGGTTTCGAGGTCGCCCGTTTTCACCCGGCACAGCCAGTTAACCGGATCGACGTCGGACACGGTGCCAGTACGGATCAGGTTGGTGATGAGGCGCATGATTTCGGTAAGTTGTGTATTCATTTGCATAAAGTTAATCTAGAAATTCCAGCCATCCCACACTGGTAATTTGTATGGGGTTTCACACAAGTAATCTTTTTTAATAGAGAAGCTAAGACGATGGAAAATCAATCAACTTTTGGTGCAATCTTGAATGCCCCTTGGTTAGTAGCTTTATTGCCTACATTATTGACTATGACATTAACACTAATAAGGAAACTTAACTCACCATTGAAAGAAGACTCTGAATACTTTAAAGATTGCGGAATCCCACCATTAATACTGCGGTTATCTTTGTCTCGTGCAAAACTTAGAGAATACAAACCATATAAAAAAGCCACATATACATTCATTCTAATTTTAGGGGTAATTGTTTTCTCAGGCGCAGGCTGGCTCACCTATCAATTAAGTAAAGATTATCATAAATCTCCCGAGGGATGGGCGTTATTAAAACTCACATCAACTAATGAGCTTTTCCTTATCTCCCTAAACAAGGCAACCTCACCAGACAGGAAAAGTTGGATAATCACCCCTGAAACCTGTGCCTTACAAACATATGGTAATATAGCTTCAGAATTTAAAATATCTGCATCTCTAGTTTATAAATTATGTACAGCGATCACCTTTAAGAGTGAGGAGGGAGGGATTAGAAAATGGATTGCCATGGTTCATAATGACGCATTTAAATTGCTAATTTTTTATGGTCCAACACTACTTATGATGTACTGGTTCTCGATAGCGTTATTAATGGATATCGTGTTAAAGTTTCAAATTGATAAATATAACCAGCAGCAAGCAGAGCGCGCAAAGCTTTACCTTACTTAATCTGAAAGCCAACGCATCAGTGTATCTTTTATCGATACAGCAGCTTTATCATCAAGCCCAATCAAAGGACGCTCTGTATACTTCACCGTAATGCCTCGCTTGCTCACGCGGTCACGCAGGCCGTAATGATGGACACGGGCAAGACGCTGCACGGCAGGCACAAAAGCCACCTCGGCACTGTCGCCTGTCGCCTTTGTCTTAAGGTACTTTGCCGTTTTCAGCTTCACAAACATCTTGCGCTTAATGCGGCCCGGCTTTGTCCTTGCTGATACGCGGCGCGGTTCCCATGCGCCGCCATCGGGTGAGCGCTGCGCCGTCATGTTAGCCTGCTGAATGCGCCGCACGTCGCGCGCCACCTCACGCAGCATCTTTTTGCGCTCAGCCGGTTCCAGCTTTGCCAGCAGCGCATCAAGCCAGGCGTCAACCTCATGCAGATTATCCACGGCGCACCGTCCAGATGTCGTCCGTTTCAAAAGGGTTGCCCGGCTCCGGCACGGCTCTGACTTCTGTTACGCCGTTGACTTCCTCGGCAATAACCCGCTCTGTCAGCTTTAAATTAATGCTGATGTCACACGCATCGTTGCCGAGAATGTCCACTTCAAACGTGCAAAGCTGCTCACGATCGTTGGGGTTCTGCAGCGCGTCGGGCTGGTTGGTGCGCAGCCAGTACATCACCGCCGCCATCAGCAGGTTTTGATCGCCGGTGAAGTCTGTAATCACCACATTCAGCGTGTAGCGGTATTCCCACGACAGAGAGGCGGCAGAAGTCCCGACGGATGCCCCTTTGTCCACAAACAGGTGAAACCTGTCCGGGTTTTGCTGCAGGTAAGGGATGGCGTTATTCAGGGCTTCGCGTAAGGACTGCGGCTTGTTCATCGTCTTTTTCCTGGCAGGTCACTATGGTGTCCACCTTGTCGGCGCAGGCCGCCCAGGCGGTTTCTGTTTCATCCAGCAGGGCCAGTAAATCGCCGTTAGTGCGCGCCGACGACGGCCCCAGCTGGCAGCGGGTTATTCTGGGACAGCCACTGACGGTAAGATTCACCTCCGGTGATGGCCGGTCGCTGGCGCAGCCGGATAACAGCATCAGGCAGAGGGGCATCACTCCAGCGGCGTAGGGCGTCATTTTCACTTTTCAGATCCTCAATCTGGCGCTGCCGCTGTCGCAGCAGTGCGTTGTTTTGTTCAGCCGCCGCATACAGCTGCGTCTGTGCAAGGTTGCTGCTCTGCGCCATGATGTTGACCGCCAGCAGTTGGCTGTTTTTCTGGCTCAGCTTTTTATCTTTTTCGGCCAGATGCGCCGCCTGCGTGCCGATGGTCCTGTTTGCGCTGTGCAGCTGCCACGACAGCAGCCCGGCAGTCATCAGCAGCACGACAAAACAGGTCACAACAACGGCGCGCATCATGCTGCCGCCCCTTTTAAGCACCAGCTCAGTTCCCGCCCGCGCCGGTTATCCAGCCCCTGATTAAATATGCCTTTCACGTACACCCATCGCGGCAGCTGATAACAGGCATCGCGCCACCGGCTGGCCCTGATGAGTTTCACCATCGTTGAACCGCACACGTGGCCGGTGCCGACGTTAAACGCCAGCGACACCAGCGCGTCATATACCTGCTGCGGCATGGTGACCGCCACGCAGCGCGCCAGTGCCGCCTCAACGCGTAACACGTTGGTGATAAACGTCCCGGCGGCCTGCCGCTCGGTAACGGTTCTGCCCGGCACAACGCCCCGCGTGTTGCCGATCCCGTCGGTCCACACGCCCGCATCGCACAGGTAAGGTTTCAGGCGGCAGCCCTCGTAATCAGCAATCAGTTTCAGTCCCTCAACCGAGGTATGCAGCTGCTGAAATCCCGGCAGTGTGGCGGCGATGGCCAGTACCGCGCCGACGACGCAGCGTTTAACGGTTTGCAGATTCATAATCCTCCCGCGTGATGCGCCCGCTTGCCAGCAGCTGGTAGGTTTTGTGCTTGTAGTACCAGCTGATCAGTGCCATACCGATGCCTATGATCAGCCCGGCCCATGTTGAAACGTCTTTAACCGACAGGTCGCCCAGCCAGGCCATAAACACGGCCATCGACCAGGTGATAAACGTGCTGATTCTTTCCCACATGATTCAGTCCCATAGCTGCACGGTCTGCGCCGTGGCTGCTGGCGCAACGTCCGGCAGCTCGACCTCTAAACCGTGGGGTAAGGTGGGGCCGTATTCCGCCAGCCCCGGATTGGCCTGTAACACTCGCTCGGACAGCCCCTGCGTGCGCCCGTAGTGACGCCAGCACAGTGCATCAACCGTGTCATACTGCTGCGCACGCACTTTCATCAGATAAGCTCGACGGTTACGTGTGGCAGATCCTGCACGCGGCTGATGGCCCAGCGCGCATCGCGCCATAAATCGCCGCTGGCATCGTCCAGCGTCTCGCCGCGCTTAGCGCCGGATGCGGTGGCGTCAAAGTCGCTGTATCGCTCGTTGAGTACCGCACGCGTCCAGCACCACACGGCGTTTTCATAGTGGTGCAGGCGCACGCTCTTTCCGGCCAGCTGTTCAGCCGGTACGTCGGCCAGCCCGTTGTAACCCGCCATTTCCTGCCGTTCCCGCCACGGGTACAGCTCGGCGTTGACTTCTGACATAGCGGTCAGCACAACCTGTTTCAGACGCTCCGGCGTCACGGTGCCGTCAACGCGCATCGCGCTGCGGAACTTAGCCAAATCCAGATCCGGCCAGAATGAATTGTTCGGGATAATGACCGGCGCAACCGGCGACTGCTCTGGCGCTGTAAACTGCATCCTTACTACTCCTGAATAGGTGGGCGGTGGACGGGGTTTTGATGCGGCGCTGCCTGTCGCCACCCCGTGCCGCCCCGCGCGTGGGCACGTTCGGTTATCAGCTGTCTTTGCGGAGTTTCCGCTCCAGCTGCTCAATGTCTTTTTTTACCCCGCATCTTTCGTCCAGCTGCAGGGCGTGCTTAAGGTGATTCAGTGCGGATGCCGGGTTGCTTTCGGCCTGTACCCAGCCAATGGATTTATGCAGGCGCGCGCGCGACTGATCCGGCATGTCTTCCCCGTCCACGTTATCCAGCGTCTGCAGCAGCAGGTCTGCATCGAACGGGGTTCCGGCCAGAATGGCGGCCTTTGCGGCGTCGGCCATTTCCTCGGTCAGTACAGTGGCGGTGTTGCGCTTGCCGACCGGCATCACCCAGCCGTGTCTGAGGGCATGGCGGCCAATGGTCAGCGCACCGGCATAATCACCGGCATCGATACGCCACAGCATGACGTACATGATCACATCATCCTGCTGCGCTCCGTCGGCACTCAGCACGCCCTCTACCCAGGCGGCATACTTCGGCAGCACCTCAACCTTAATCTGCGCTTTGGTGACGGTGGACTGAATGCCCTTGAGGCGGCGGCGGTCTTCATTCAGCTGCAGCAGCATAAGGTCATAGCCTTTTGCGTGGCGGCCACTGCCGCCCGTGCGGGCGGCCACTGCCGCCCGTGCGGGCGGCCTCCTGTGCCTGAATGAATCGCGTATGTGTGCGAAAAGGATTGGTCACGGGTTACGCTCCTGCGTTGCCGGTGCCTGATTCAGCCTGCGCCTGCGCCGTACCCGATTCGCTCATGGCCTTGACCACGCTTGCCGCAACGGAGGCAATACGCGCGATTTCGGCGTCGCTCATCTGGCCCGCTTCCGGCTCCGGTTCCTGCTCCAGCATTACAATGTTCTCAATCAGGCAGGTGCAGTCGTAGTCCTCGACCACGTACGCCTCGTTGACCGACTCAAGGTTTTCAATGCGATCCCGTTTCGGGTTGTCGATGATGGAGCGGCGGCGGGTGTCGTCCTGAACATAAATCGACAGGTTATCAAGGCGCGTAATCAGCAGCGCGTCTGCCGGAAAGAACGGCGCGCGCACCGCAGGCAGGCCACCAATGCGCTTCTGGCTGATAATCAAATCAGCGGCCAGCGCTTCGGTGTTGGGCTGGTCTTTGTTGACGATCGGGAAATACTTGTCGGCCAGCAGCTGGCGACCGCAGATCACAACCAGCTCGGTGTCATCCTGATACTGCACGGCGATTTTTTCCGTTACGGCACCCATCACCACGGCATCCAGATTGCGGAACAGGCCTGTTTTACCGATGGTGATTTTATCGGCGATGATTTTTCCTGCGCTGTCGATGTGCTGGCCCAGCACCTGCAACGGTTTCTCCTGGCGGATTTTTTCCAGCCAGCCGATATTCACATCCTGCAGCAGCGGGTTCTGGTCGCGGTTAGAGGTTTTCTCGCGCTTGAGGCCGTTAAAGCCGATCATGATGCGGTCCAGCGCCTGGCGTTTCACAATCATGTCGCGGATACGGACCTGAAAGTCGGAAAACTTCGCCCACATGTCCAGCTTCGCGTAGGGCAGCGCCGTGTCAAAGTTGGTCTGCGTACATTTGTAGCCTTCGCCGTCAATGTAGGTCGGATCGGTTGGCTCGCGCTCTTTCTGCGCGGTGTCGGTTGTACCGGCAATCGTGCCGCCGATTCCCAGCCCCAGGCGCTCGCCGCTCTGCTCCGCGACCGGCACGATGTTGATGCGCGTCAGAAATTCAGATGACTCCTGAATTTTGGTTTCCAGCGTCTGCGCGACGGATGGCTCAACGGTAAATTTGCTGTTGAGGGCCGACAGGTTGATTTTGTTGATTTCCGCCAGTACCGACATGTAGGCGTTTAACTTAAAGCGGGTGCTGTTTTTCATCGTTTCATATTCTCTGTTCGTTAAGAGGGTTGGCCGCACCTGCATCAGCAGTCGGTGCGCACGTCCTGGCTGTTGCCGTTGCCGTTACCGGGCGTGCGCGGGCGGAAGTCCTGGCGCCCGTCTTCACGGCTCAGTTGTTCCTGCAGCTGGCTGAAATCCGCCTGCAGCTGCTCACGGGCTGCAGCTTCTGCTCTCAGCTGCGCCTGCAGGCTGCTGGCCTGCTCGCTCAGGGCGGTTTCTATGCGCTGGCTGAATGCCTGCTGCTCGGTGGCGACCAGCTCGACGGCCCTGTGAACGTCGCTGAAACGGGCGTCATCAGACTTCTGTTTGTTGCTGAAAAGCGCAGATACGCGGCTGAAAAGAGAAGGTTTTTCGTCGGCCACGTCCTCAAACTCGATCACGGTTTCGGCGGCGGCGGTAAACAGGTTGTCAGGATGCTGCTTGCGGTTAGCCAGCGGGTTTGCGCCCGCACTGGCGCTGAACTGCAGCATTTCAGTGCCGAGGCTGGCCGGATCGTCGGTCACGGCGAGGCCAATCAGATACGCCTCGCCGGTGTCGGCAAACTCCGGGCGAATCTCCATAGAGGTAAAAAGCTTCTGCATGTTGCCGGTCATCGTGACCAGCTCATCCGTCGGGTTAATTACCGCGTACAGCCCCAGCTTGCCTTTCAGCAGGCCGTCGCTGATTTCTTCGGTGTCCAGCGCATCGACCACTCCGAAACGGCGAAACGCGCTGTCAGGCGTGTAACCCTTGATGTGTTCCATGTTGATCACGGCGGTGTAGACAGCCGGATCGTAATTGGCCGCCATCTGCTCCAGCCAGCTGCGCTCGATGGTGCGCCCGTCCGTGGTGGCACCTTCCACCCCGATGCGGAAACGCCTTGCTTTCTTTGCCATTGTCCAGGCTCCGGTTAGATAAAAACTCTGTGAGTCCCTATGTTTGCGGCGACGGGGGCAGTGAAACAACGCGGCGACGTTGTACCGTAATTCACACAATCACGGTCGGCGGAAAAGGAAACGGGCGGGCCGTATTTTGGGGCCATGACAACGACAATCGCCCCCGCAGACCTCGATCCCCGCAGACAGGCTTTGCTGCTGTACTTTCAGGGATACCGTATCGCCCGCATTGCAGAAATGCTGGGAGAGAAACCCGCAACCGTTCACAGCTGGAAGAAGCGCGACAGGTGGGGCGACTATGGCCCGCTTGACCAGATGCAGCTCACCACCGCTGCGCGCTACTGTCAGCTGGTCATGAAAGAGGAGAAGGAAGGAAAGGACTACAAAGAAATTGACCTGCTGGCCCGGCAGTCAGAGCGCCATGCGCGCATCGGGAAATTTAACAACGGCGGCAATGAGGCCGATTTAAACCCCAACGTCGAAAACCGCAACAAAGGCCCGCGCAAACCGCCTGAAAAAAACGTGTTCAGCGACGCGCAGATTGAAAAGCTGCAGGACGTCTTTCACAGCACGATGTTCGGCTACCAGCGCCAGTGGTGGGAAGCGGGCAATAAATACGCCGTCCGCAATCTGCTGAAATCGCGCCAGATCGGGGCGACGTTCTTTTTTGCCCGTGAGGCGCTGATCGATGCGCTCACCACCGGGCGCAACCAGATTTTTCTGTCGGCCAGTAAGGCGCAGGCGCACGTGTTTAAGCAGTACATCGTGGAGTTTGCCCGCGAGGCGGACGTCGACCTGAAAGGCGACCCGATGACGCTGGCTAACGGTGCGTGCCTGTATTTCCTCGGCACCAACGCCCGCACGGCGCAGAGTTATCACGGCAACCTGTATCTTGACGAATATTTCTGGATACCGAAATTTCAGGAACTGCAGAAAGTTGCCTCCGGCATGGCGCTGCACAAGAAATGGCGTGAAACCTACTTTTCCACGCCGTCCAGCCTCACGCACAGCGCCTATCCGTTCTGGTCTGGCGCGCAGTTCAACAAGGGCCGCACCAAAGCCGACCGGGTTGATATTGATTTAAGCCACGCGTCGCTTGCCGCTGGCCGCCTGTGTGCCGACGGCCAGTTCCGCCAGATAGTCACCGTCGAGGATGCCGTACGCGGCGGCTGTGACCTGTTCGACCTGGAGCAGCTGCGCACGCGCTACAGCCCGGAAGACTATCAAAACCTGCTGATGTGCGTGTTTATGGATGACCTCGCCTCGGTGTTCCAGCTTGCCATGCTGCAGAAATGCATGGTGGACAGCTGGGAAGTGTGGGACGACTTCGAAGCGCTGGCGCTGCGCCCGTTCGGCTGGAAAGAGGTCTGGATTGGTTACGACCCGGCGAAGGGTACGCAGAACGGCGACAGCGCGGGCTGCGTGGTGATTGCCCCGCCTGCCGTGCCGGGCGGTAAGTTCCGCATCCTTGAGCGTCATCAGTGGCGCGGGATGGATTTCCGCGCGCAGGCCGACGCCATCAAATCCCTTACGCAGCAGTACAACGTGACCTACATCGGCATCGACTCGACCGGCGTCGGCCTCGGCGTTTATGAGAACGTAAAAGCCTTTTTCCCGCAGGTGAAAGAGTTTGTTTATAACCCGACGGTGAAAAATGCCCTGGTCTTAAAAGCCTACGACACCATCAGCAGCGGGCGAATGGAGTTTGACGCCAGCCACTTAGACATTGCGCAGTCGTTTATGTCTATCCGCAAAGCCACCACGGCCAGCGGCAACCGTCCGACCTATGAAACCAGCCGCAGCGAGGAAGTGAGCCACGGCGATTTAGCCTGGGCGACCATGCACGCGCTGGCAAACGAGCCGCTGCAGGGACAGGCGGCACACACGCAGAATATTGTGGAGATGTATTAATGAGCAGACGCAGGAACCGCACGCGCACGCAGCCCGTGCAGCAGCCGGAACAGATGACCAGCACCGCCGCCTCCGAGGCGTTTACCTTTGGCGACCCGATCCCGGTACTCGACCGGCGCGAACTGCTGGACTACGTGGAGTGCGTCATCAATGACCGCTGGTATGAGCCACCCGTAAGCGTTGACGGGCTGGCGCGCACGTTCCGTGCCGCCGTGCATCACAGTTCGCCCATCAGTGTTAAGTGCAACATTCTGGCGAGTACCTTTATCCCGCACCCGCTTTTGAGCCAGCAGGCTTTTACCCGCTTCGCGATGGATTACCTGGTGTTTGCCAACGCGTACCTGGAGAAGCGAACCAGCCGCCTCGGCACCACGCTGAAACTGGAGCCTTCGCTTGCCAAATACACGCGGCGCGGGCTTGACCTCGACACCTACTGGTATACGCACTACGGCCTTAACTCCGAGCCGTATGAGTTTACAAAGGGCAGCGTGTTCCACCTGATGGAGCCGGACATCAATCAGGAAATCTACGGCGTACCGGGCTACCTGTCAGCCATACCGTCCGCGCTGCTGAATGAGTCGGCCACGCTGTTTCGCCGCAAGTATTACATTAACGGCAGTCATGCGGGTTTTATCATGTACATGACCGACCCGGCACAAAGCCAGCAGGACGTTGACAACATCCGCAGCGCCATGAAAAGCGCAAAAGGGCCTGGTAACTTCCGTAATCTGTTTATGTACAGCCCGAACGGGAAGAAAGACGGCATTCAGATCATCCCGCTGTCAGAGGTGGCGGCCAAAGATGAGTTTCTGAATATTAAAAACGTGTCGCGCGATGACATGCTGGCCGTGCATCGCGTGCCGCCTCAGTTAATGGGGATAATTCCTAACAACACTGGCGGGTTCGGGGATATAGAGAAGGCTAGCATGGTTTTCGTACGGAATGAACTCAGCCCATTACAAGAAAGAATGAAAGAATTGAATGAATGGTTGGGAGAAAAGGTAATAGATTTTAAAGAGTACAAACTTAATTAGCCAAAAAATTGAAAGCCAGAACACCACTCCACTTTGGCTTTCAATTTTATTGTAAATAATTAAGTTCGAGGGAATTTTATTTCCTTAAAATCCTGACAAGCACCATCAATCCCTGGGAATAATGCACCATATGTGATTCCCATCATCGCTAAATCACGCATAGCGTTCCTTGCATCTTTTATAGGAATATCTATCGCCTTAAGATATCTATCCGTCTCTCCCCCGCACTTATAAAGATGCCCCTCCATATCACAGCAATTAGTAAAAGTAGTTAACGCCTGTTGTGGCAGCGCTCTCGGATTATTCAATGTTAAATACTCCCCTATTGAAATATTTAGCCTACAATCAAATGGGTTACTAAACTGCCAAATCTCCCTTCTCCACTTATCCAATTCAAATACAAAAATTCTCGCTTTCCTTGAAGCATCACTATTATCAATTTCATCCTGCGTTAGCTTGCTAAACGCAAAAAAAGCAGCAACATAAGGTGAGTAAGACCAATCGAGTAAAGGTGTAGGATAACCATGGTGCTGGAGCAAATTTATGAATGCACCGTTATGTATTGGATCCGATAAATTGAAATAGTGCTTTGTCATACTAGATATATGTCTGTGCAACAAAGGTATATCATCATTCATATATACCTGTACATCATACCTACCATTCCTGTGGAATGATGTTCTTAAAGGCCAATTATGGGCCTGACCTCTGAATGCCACATTCCTGTAATCAACACTACTCACGAAACTCTTAAAATCTACCCATGTCATATCAATACCTATAGATGAGTAGCTTTTATTACATTTATTTTCCAAGACACAATATATGACACTTCCAACACTGGGAGTAATCAATAAATTCAATACATCGCCATCGAAAGATAATTCAAAAATCGCGCTCTCAGGAAAGTCTATACCGCCATAACTGTTACTTATATAATCTTTAGTTGAATGAATAGGCTGAGCAAGGAAATCAGAACTCATGACCTGTATATTAGAAACATTGAGCTTGTGGTTGTCTCCAGATGTAGGCATTTCAAAATACACACATGACGATGGATAAGACACGGAGCCTGAAAAAAAATAAGCGTAACATCCTAATACATCATTTTTAGGCTCGATATTTATCAAACACTCTCCTTTGAATGAACCAAAAGAAGAAGTACCCACCCATTGTCCAGAAAACATGACGACCTCGTATGAATCAGAATTTTAATATTGAAGGAAGAATTTCACGTGGGAAATCAATTAAAAAATACGTGCTTTTATAAAAAATACAGCAACTTAGCTCTAAAGGAAATAAGAATGAAGAAAAAACACCTGCGAGTGACCAAATTGAACACACTCGTGTTTAGCTGCTCGATTTTTTGTGAGCATATAGTAGCCAAATACAAGTGGAATCTATCCTTACAAAACTTAAAAAGATACTGTTTCTTTGCCCATACAATACTTCACCGACAATGCTCAGCGATAGGTATTTAGACTTGGCGCGCGCTCGTAGCCCCGCCACGCCTGCCCGCTTTATGTAGTGGTTTTCATGCAGGTGCATGACATATGCAAAAGCCCGCTATCATAGGCGGGCCAGAGGGTAGACGATCCTTTTGGGATCATGCAGATTCATGCAGCATAGCCATGCAGAAGATTATCAAATCAAGATTGCAGTCTGATTTGCTGTTTAATTTGAATGGCCTGTAAAGTTTGATACCTTTGTCTTATATTGTTATATAACTCAGGGGTATCTTTTGCCTTTAGCGATACAATCAATACATATGCAAGATTTGGTAGTTCATCTATTTCAGCAGGCATTCCATTATCACGCCCGTAGTAAATAACATCAAAACATGGATCTTTAAGAGTATCTTTGTTGAACGTATGCTCACTACGAAGCGTAGTTTCCCATTTATGAGAATCTTCACGCAACTCCTCTTCACTCGCATATATATGTTTACTATTAAAGAGTGGGAAAGTAGCACCAATTTTATCTTTTGGTGTTTTTCTCATAGTGACAACCAATCCACTTTTTGTGTAATTCACAGGATGAGCAACGTCCACGGGTGTCGTGAAGCAAAAGGTAGCTTTAAGTTCAACAGCACCGTTAATCTGGATATCAGGGAAAGGAATTGGCGCACGCAAATGCTGGGATGGCTTAAGCTCCCCCTGATATATAACTTTAACTTCGTTGTCATCACAATAGATAACATCGGAAATATCATGAGGAAATCTCCCCCACCCTACATGACTACGTTGCAGTCCATTATTTTCTGCATGATGAATCAAAAGAGCTTTAGCTGTGAGTGGCGTAATATTATATTCTAAACTCGCTGCCAAGCCTATGGCTTGTCGTAGAACTAATGGTGACGAAAAGCTTGTGCCAGCGGTTTTAATAACTTTATTTAAAAAAGGACTATAAACCTTAAAAGGCTCATCTTTAGAGCCGCCAAAAGCCACGCCGTCAGGTTTAACATACCCTGGACTTCGCCCTGGCCCTATGCAGCTATAATCGCTTCTGACCCAAGTTTTCGATAATGAATTAGCGGCACCAACTGCTAATGCATTAACTAAATCAGAAGGAGGCTGTATACGATTCAAGCCGTCAGCCAAACCACCATCATTACCTACGGCAACAGTACACAGGATATTTCCAGCAGATAAATATTGCTCTAAAGTAGACGTCCACACATGTACATCTTCATCATCAATAGGAAATCTTGGGCCTAAACTTAAGTTTATATAGTCGTATTTTTTCTCATCTAAAACAGATTTAATTCTTAATAAAACGTCAAATAAATCTTCATCTCCACCATCGATCAAGTTATCAATAACTCTGTAGTGGTCAATAGAAGAATACGGTATGGGCAATTGCGACTGACCATCCTGAACAGCTCCAAACAAAACTGTAGAAGTAACATCTTGACCATGAGAAAGTAACTTTCCACTAGTCTTTGAAGGCTCGCCAAAAGTGTATTCTTTGACCCATTTATCAAAATCAGTATTACCTATTCCCCCGTCAAAAATCGCCACTTTAATATTATCATTAATTGCTTTTTCGAGAGGAAGTTCAAATTCAAAATCTTCAACGACTGTACGCGTGAAAACAGGATTATTTATCCTTAAGCCTGGAAGATCCCTAACCACTCTTAAGAACGAAAAATCAGCAATATTTTTAGCCTCAGCTAAGTTAGCTGATATTGGCATAAAGGTGAGGTCATTAACCTTTATTATTTTATGCCTATCAATTTTTGCACCGCAGGACAATGCATATTTAATAAAGCTATCAAGCACATCTTTGTTACTATCAGGCGTATGTAAAGCTACCTCCAACTTTCTAGGATGCATTGAGGAATTAACTATCTTAACCTTCTCATTGGCTGAAAAAAAAGCAACACTTTCAAACGTTATAATTTCTTTTTGCTGCCCTTTATTCAGTTTATTATCTGACAGCGCTTTAAGAAGATTCGAAAAATCAGTTACTTTTCCAGAAACATAAATGCATACGCTCGAATATTCGTCTTTGTGCTTACCGCGACTACCAACAACCTTTCGCGGTTTAATTGATACAGCCTTACTACCAATGCTGGTTAGCGAAAATCTCTTAAAAATTAGATTTGAAAAATAACTTTTCGCTAAAAATGCCGGATGAAGGATTAACTTCGCAACTGCTTCACCTTTTGGTTTCGCGGCATCGGGAATATCCATAAACTTTTGAATAACACCCCTTAACTCATTTATTATTACTGGAGCATTGTCTTCATAAGTATATGGTTTATTTTTAGGCCCACTACCGTTTTCAATTTTGACATCACCGGTTAAAGTCTCACCATAGCCTAATAGCAGGTTTTTGTTATTCATTCCGACCCCTTACAAACCAATTATCTTCTTAATAGTTGGTCTAGGTATTGATAACTCAGCAGAAATTTGCCGTTGCGACATCCCTTTCTCATTCATAAATTTGATGATTTCCTCGATAGGTTCACCATCAAAAAGCTCTTCAAGTATTGCTCGATTAACCGGTAAATCCTCAAGAACTGAATTCCTTTTTGCCTGATTCAAGGAACGCTCAATGACGGCGAAGGACTTACCTACCATCCGTTCACTTATATTTTCAGCAATGCCATGCGGTACATCGCATTGAAGTAGGAAATCTTTGATAAGATTTTGTGAAGGATAATCAAATTTTATTACTCGGTCAAATCTTCTCCAAACCGCAGGATCTAGCAACTCCCCATGGTTGGTTGCAGCGACTAAAATTGATGTGTTCGGCCACTCGTCAATTGCCTGCAGTAGAACTGTTACTAAACGCTTTAACTCTCCAACATCAGAAGAATCATCCCGTTTTTTAGCTATGGAATCAAACTCATCAAGTAGCAAAATGCATGGAAAAGAACGCGCGTAATCAAGAACTGCACGAATATTGTTGCCTGTTTTACCCAAGTAACTGCTCATCACACTTGATAAATCTAAAGTCAGAAGCGGAAGGTTCATCCTCTCTGCAAGCCATTTCGCTGCTAAAGTTTTACCAACGCCTGGAGGACCATCCATTAGTAGTGATTTCGATGGCAGAAGACCGTTTTCACACAACTGCTCTCTTTTTTCCCACTCTGCCACAAATCTGTTTAAAGATGTAGATATATGCTCAGGCCATAGAGGGCTAACAGTTAATCTCACAGGATAGTTTTCGACTAGCAATTTCTGACGAGTATCAGCGTCTACCGGTGCTGGTTGTTTATTATCTTTAAAACCTCTTAAAACAGTAAATGAATCTGTATTTCTTAAAAGTGCATCACTTAATTCTGATGCAAGCTCTGGAGAATCTTTTTTTAATTTCTTTATCATGATGCGTAGCCGCATCTCCAGATTTTCTCGTTTCCCTTGCAATGCATCGTTCATCACTTCAACAAACATATCATTAGTGATGTTTATCATAAAAACCACTCCAAAGTAAAATCAAACCAAAACTTAGCAGATGATATACCATACCGACCAGACATCCAGTAATTTTATCAATTTAAGATAAATACCTTACCAAAAAAGCAAAAAACCTTACCAGGCTATTGTCTTCCATAGATAGTAATACAGGACTTATCAAACGATATGAATTTTATCTATTTGGTTTCATGTGCTTTTTCTTTTGATTGCTTAACTTTTAGTATCAATAGAGCGTAGATATTCCTGAATCCGGACCTTTTTCATTAGTTCATCTGTAAGCTCAGACACCCACTGGATCGCCAGACTCTTTTCATCTTCACTGCAATCACTCGATGCAACCAATTTAAGAAACAAATCAATACGTTGCAATTTAAAAGACTCAAAAAAATAATCCTGCATAACATTTACTTCCCTCAAACAACTGTACATAAACACAGTATATTAGGAAAATCCGAAAGTGAAATGTTTTTTTACTTTCAGCCTTACTTTTTGTGTGCTTCGCTTTCCACTTTACGCAAGTTGGCCGCCTTAACCCTTTCAGCAAGGCTGTTGAAACGGCTCAGTATTTCGTCTTTACGTGAAGTGTCATCCTTAGTTCTGAATGGTCGTACTAAGTCGCCGTAGCAGGTGCTTCGGAACATTTTTCCTGCAATTTCTGTCTGTGTGCCACCTATCAGGCGCACGGCAAGACCGCGACTGATGGTTTCGCCGCTTAAGTCTCTGACCTGGCCGATCACGTTGTCACACGCCGTCTCTATCGTATCTGGCCGTCGCAGCACAAGGTGTTTTTTATCCGGCTTTTCTGCTCTCAGTCGGGCAAGCATTCGTCGCCGTTCTTTATGGCCCATCCCCTTAAGGTCGATTTCTTCCAAACTTTCCGGCGGGTTTGAATCCTCAGATCTCAAACGCCCCGTACAGTTATTGACAGAACTCCGAGAGGGCGCGGGCGCGCCCTGAAGATCAAAACCAAATTCAACGGCACGCTTCGGAACAATCTTCCACTGTGCCAGACGGGTTAAAATCGGAGTATCTGCGCCAACCTCAGTTGCGTAGACACCCTTAATACGCAAGGTTTCCTCACCGTATTCATTCAGCTCATCGCCCGACTGATACCAGGTGCGCACGGCCAGCTCATCACGACGCACGAACGGACCGCCCTGTGCGTTAACGTATGCCGCCCAGTCGCCCACGTCGGCCGCGTCATGCGCAGCGGCAAACTCCGCGCTGAGGCCGTGAGCGGTGTCGGTGTCATCCATGCGACGCAGCTCGCGGTAAACCGTGACCGGCGCACCGCCGATAAACTGAAACTGTCGGATATGCCAGCGTGCCGCCCAGGCAGAAACGGCGGGCGCGGTTTCCTTAAGCTCTTTACCGCTTTCGTCGTCCAGCTCGCCATCCAGTGCGTAGCCGTCGATATTCTTAGAGATATATTTAGCCACGTAACCCGTAGCACTGCCTTTTTCCGGATCGATGGCCTCGGCATGAAAGCGCGCTTTACGGGCTTTATCCGTGGTCAGCTCGTTGCTGTCCTGCTGAAAGGCATAGTCACGGATTGTCTGGCGCACCTGATCCGCATCTTCGGGCCGCATAAACATCAGCATGTGCCAGTGTGGCGTTGCGTCGTGGTGGGGTTCGGCAACGCGAATGCCAAAGATTCGAATGTCATCACGGTGCAGCTTTGCCCGGATGCGCTGCCAGACGCTGCAGAGGTAACGCTGCGTGTCTGCGGGGCTGGCACCATTCCATTTACGATTGCGATGGCCGGTTTTGATTGTGGCGTGATAGCGTGACGGTGCGGTCAGCGTGTAAAACTCCCCGACATAGCCCAGCTCATTACAGATATTTTCAAAGCCGCGAATGCGGGTCATCAGCTCACAGCGACGGATGGCCGGATTTGCCACGCTGCCGTCGTATTTCTTAATCAGGCTGATGCGGTTGCCTTCCTCGTCTTCCAGTTCCATGCCCTTTAAAAACTCACGGGTACGGCGTTTCTGCTCCCGCCATTCTGAAACCGTCATTCTGCTGGCGTGAGGCGTGTGTTTTTTGCTTACGTTAGCCAGGGCAATCTGCAGGTGTTCACGCCATGACGCAGCCACACGGCGCAGTCGTCCCGTCCACCATTTCTCTGTCTGCATACGCAGCACGGCGGGCGTGACTTCCTCCGGAACAAAGAAACGGGACGTCACTTTATCCCACAGTGGCGGCGTCTGATTAAATTCCCGGGTGATGGCCGCCGCTGTCATGTAAACGCGGTGCGTGTATTTATAATCTGACTCATCAGTTGACTGCGCGTGTGCCTGTACCAGCTCGGCCAGAATGAAACTGGCAATGTCACCGGCCAGCAAATCCACATCGGCACGCGACATATCAGCCAGGCGGTTAAAACGCTTCATCAGCTCCCACAACTGGCCGCCGGCACGTGCCGCGCCAGCCTCTTTCGGGGCGTTATGTGTGAGCAAGTTCAACGTGCCGGCACTCATCGTTTTCACCCGGTACTGTTCATTAACGCATTCAACACGCGGCAATGTGCGCTCGACGAAGGTTTTCGTTAAGTACGCATTGGCGCGGGCAATGCCCTGTGATTTTTCCAGCTCGTTCATGCGACGTTTGACGTCAATTTGAATCAGAGTCGGCTGCTGCTCAAGCAGCTCCTGCGCACGCACCAAAGCCGCAATCATTTGACTGCGGCTGTGCATTTCCTCATAGGTGGGGTAAGGGCTGGCGATAGCTTCCCGTGGAGCATTCCACGGGTAAGCGTACTGCTCAATCATGTAGCTGCCTCTTTTGCAGCCATATCAACCCCCAAACCAGATAGCGGCAGGACGACGAACGGCAATGATTTCTGCCGCGCTTTTGCTGTCACCTGCAGCCACACCTACCGCGCGGGCAGCCCTGATGCTGGTCAGCTCGTAGGCATCAAAAAGCGTGCGCGTGAAGTCAGTATCGCTGTTTGAAGCGATGACCGGGCAGCGCTCTGACACGCTGGTTAACATGCTGGCTAAGTCCTGCTGCGCAGCCTTATCAAATCCGCCTGCGTGGTAGTCGCTAAACGTACCGTCATAAGGCGGGTCGCAGTAAACAACGTCACCGCCCTTAATCATGCTCAGCGTCTCGCGGAAATCAGCACATACAAACGTTGCACGGTGGGCTTTGGCTGCGAACGTTTCTATTTCTTCCAGGGGGAAATAGGGTTCAGAATAGTTTCCGTAAGGGATATTAAATTCACTCTTACGGTTGTAACGGCAAAGGCCACGGTAGCCGTGGCGGTTCAGGTAAAGGAAGTGCGCGGCACGCTCAAGCAGAGGTAGAGCCGGGTCATGATTAAACGCTTCTCGGATGCGGTAATAATCCTCTGCCCTCTTGTTTTGGGTAAACAGACTCACCGCCACCACGATAAACGGGCGCGTGTGTTCTTTAATCTGGCGGTAAAGATTAATTAGGTCGGGATTAACGTCAGCCACTAAATAAGCCGGGTAATCCGTAGCCATCATAACGGCGCAGGAACCGGCGAACGGCTCAACAAGTCGCTGCCCCTGCGGCAGATAATTAAGCAGTTCAGGCATGAGGCGGGTTTTGTTGCCCGCCCACTTAAGGATCGTACTCATACAGCACCGCCTTTATAGTGGGCGCTTTTCAGCTCGACGATTTCCTGACAGGCGACGCAGTGAGTAACACCCTGTACCGCGCGACGACGGGCCTCCGGTATCGGCTCATCGCAGGCCTGACAGAAGAACTCACCAGCCCCGACAGGCTGATGACGTGCGTTAGCGAGATTGCGCTGCAGTTCTTCCTCAACGCGCGCCTGGACTAAATCCATTGAATCGGCCATTAGTGCAGCTCCCGCGCCTGATGCTCAAAACGCTCTGCCTCTTTATCCAGCAGCTCAATGATTTCTGGCGCGGTCATTTCGTGTTTGCGGGCATGAATGACCAGCGCCGCAATGCGGATTGATACGGCCAGCGCATCATCGCTGCGCTGTTCTGTTTTGGCCTTGCTCAGCAGTGCATTAAGCGTGTCTGCGTCGGCTTCAAAATTACGGGTTTGGGTATTTCTCATTGTTCAATTCTCCAGATTCAGGGCAAAGGAATGCCCGGCGGGTTTACGCCATTAATTTTTGAGTCTTATTTACTCTGGTAAAAAACAGTCTGCGGTAGAAAACTGTCGGGGCAGAATCTTTCCCCAGCGCGCCATTTTATTCATCGCCATGATGATTAATTCTCGGCGGTATTCATCGAAGTATTCAAACGGCTTGCCGATTTCCTCCTGCGAAAAGGTTTTAGGATTTTCGCGGTTAGCCAGGGTTAATACGCAAAATTTAAACTCGTCATTCTGACGGTTGAAATAACGCAGTGACGGATTAGCGTTATTGTCACGCTGCTGCCGCCAGCTTTTCCGAAACTCATCAAACGACATTTTGTTAACAGCATCAGCACGATTGCCCGTTGAATGAGTTTTGGCAAAAGATGCCGGGCCTTGCTGTGCGGTTGTGTTGCCTGTTACTCGCTGCATGTTACCCCCTGAATAAACGCGCCATGAAACCGGCGGGTTTGCGTTTGCTGGTCACCCCCTGCAGCAGTTGCTTTTGGCTGTTGCACGGATGCCAGGGCTTGCCGTTCTCACCCATGATCCAGCCGTTGCCGTATGCTACGGACGGACTTTTACGCTTAAGAAGTGATGCCAGTGAAATCATTAGCAGTCCCTCAGCTCAGGCCAATGGATGCGCCGAGGCCGCTGATAGCGTCTACGGTTGATGCCATAGTGGGATTGGAATGAATGCGGGCCTGTACCGCTATAGCGGCCAGACTCAGGCAGCGAATGCCGGTATTAACGCTTTGCATCAGGCTACGGCGACAGGAAGTGCTCAACGCATCCTGATTCACTGCACTGGCTGCCAGCTGCCCCACTTCTGCCGTTGCCTTCAAAACGTAGGCTGACAGCTTTTCTTCGGCATGTTCGTTCATCGGTACGCAAGGCAAACAATGTAGTTGTGCCAGTGCGCCATCCATTAAAGTTGCATCTTCGGTCAGGTCAGTGAGCAAAAGCATTTCCGCAACGGTCAACTGGTGCGGCTGTTCAGGATTCAGCTTGTTGCGCAGGGACTGCACGTTCATGCCTGCAGCCTGCGCCAGCTCTTTCATGTTGTGAGACAGAGCGAACCGGCGGCAGGCTTCGTCAAAGTAGTTATGTGTGGACACACTAAAATCAAACATGATTAATCCCTTTCAATATCCCAATATGGATACATCAGCCCTGCATTGTGATTTCGCAGCCAGAAGCGGCTTCAATAGTGAGAGCAACCATGTTGATTTCGATAAGCCCGTTTAAGCCCTCCTTCTTCCTGATGGGTAAACGGTTCTCGCGGTACATCTGACGAACGGTGCCCTCCTTGTAACCAGTGCGGCGGCAGAACTCTTCGACAGTAATGTACGGTTCTGAAATCACGAGATTGATTGAAGGGCGCATTGAAAGTTTACGAGTCATGATGCAGTATTCCCAAGTTTAGGTATTAGATATCACTATTAAACGCTATTCATCTCATCACAGACCGAAGAATAGGATCACAAATCGGATATGTCAACGAAAGAAAACACAAATCGCCATAACGCAAAGGTAGTTCGTGAAGCGGTAGAGAGTAATCGGGGCGGTAAAGATGTGATTTTTCGCTTAGTTGAGGCGTACGGATTCAGCAGCCGTCAGGCGCTATGCAACCATTTGGGCGTCTCGCAAAGCACGCTAGCCAACCGTTCAGCCCGCGATACCTTCCCTGCTGACTGGGTGATCATCTGCCATGTGGAAACGGGAGCATCACTTACCTGGCTAACTACAGGTAAAGGTGCACGCTTTATGGAAGTGGAGGAATCTCGTGTTGTGATTGCCACACACAAAAAAATCTCAAATGGGGTTTTAGAAGTTATGGATGATTTCATTCTGGATAAAGCATCACTACCCGAAGGCTTGAATGCCCCGTTTGTGATCAACGCAGATAGAAGCACTTATTTGGTTGATACCTATGAAGGCGAGATCGTCGATGGGCTTTGGCTTATCGAGATTGATAAGTTAGTCAGCATTCGAGAACTGGCACGTTTTCCCGGTGGAAGAATACGTGTCGAGAATGGGAAATCGTCATTTGAATGCCAATCAAGTGACATCGTAGTTTTAGGCAAAGTGATCACTCGAACCGAATACCTTTAAGGCATGGAATGGCGATAAACAAATTACCCAACGGGAAATGGCAGGCGCAGATTTTCCCAAACGGCCGTGACGGCAAAAGGATTCGCCGCCAGTTTGCGACGAAGGGCGAAGCACAATCCTATGAGAAGTTCGTAAAAGAGCAAGTTCAAGATAAACCCTGGCTGGGAGATAAAGCAGATAAGCGGCGGGTAATTGAGCTGGTTGAATTGTGGTTCAACACCCATGGCATTACGTTGGCGGATGGTGAGAAACGGCGAACCACAATGGCGTTCGCCTGCGAGGCGATGGGAAACCCACTCGCAACCGAGTTTAACGCGAAAATTTTTGCGTCTTATCGCGAGCAGCGTTTAAGCGGGAAAATCACCCGCTCCAATCGAGTGAAGACGGTTACGCCGCGCACGGTAAATTTAGAGCTGGCATATTTCAGGGCGATGTTTAACGAACTGCGCCGGTTGGATGAATGGACCGCGCCAAATCCGCTAGAGAACGTGCGCGAGTTTAAAATCAGTGAATCGGAGATGGCGTATCTCACCATTGAGGAAATCAGAAATCTACTCGCCGAATGTGAGAACAGCCGATCCAAAGATCTGACTACCATCGTGAAAATCTGCCTGGCAACTGGCGCACGTTGGAGCGAAGCAGAAGGCTTAAAGGGAAACCAAATCCGCGCCGGTCAGATCATTTATGTGAAAACTAAGAGCAAGAAAAACCGCGCGGTGCCGATAACTGAAAAATTACAGGCTGAACTGCCATCGAGCAGGAAAGCACAGTTGCTCTTTAAACCTTGTTACTCCGCCTTTAGAAAAGCCATGCAGCGCGCCGGCATCGAGACACCTGCCGGGCAGCTTACGCACGTATTACGTCATACCTTTGCTTCTCACTTCATGATAAACGGAGGAAACATCCTTGTGCTTCAGCGAATTTTAGGGCATACGGATATTAAGGTGACGATGCGATACGCGCATTTCGCGCCAGACCATTTAGCTGAAGCGACGCGGCTTAATCCTATTAATTATATCTAACTCTTCCATATGACAAAGTGATATAATTAGTATCATGGCTGCCAATAAACTCCTCAAACCAACAACCAAATTTTCAAGAGAAAATGTGAATTTAAATTAGGATAACGCATGGATGATTTTTTAGTTACTCCAAAAGGTGAATTGCACGTACATTTCAATGGAGCTTTGCCTCCAGAAATAGTTGATAGAATCATTGTAGAAAATAATTCTGCTGATCGATTGACTGAAATTAATTACCATCACAGCAAGTTATTAGTTAATAAAAAATCTTCTGGATTGATAGAGTATCTTAAGCCCTGGGAATTTCTTCGGATTATCCCTATAAACAAAGTTCAATTAAATACTATGATTGAGGCTTTTTTTATAGCCATGGCAGAAACAAACATAAAATTTGTTGAGATCAGGCACACGGTAATTCATTTAGCTAGAAATTGTGGGATTACTTATCTCGAGGCATTAGATTGGCTTCTGGAAGGAATTAAAATTTATAGCTGCAAATATCAGATAAAGGCTGGGTTAATTATTACAATCGGGAGAGGCGAACAGGCCATGGACCATATTAAACTCGCCATCAATAATATTCCTTTATCAAGTTCACAAAATAATATCGTTGGCATTGATCTGGCTGGAGATGAAGATACTGAACTGGATAATAATATCTACAATCTGTTCAAAAAATGCAAACATGATTTAGGATTAGGAATTACAATTCATGCAGGCGAGACTGGAAATGTCGATAATATTAAAAAAGCCATAACTCATTTCGAAGCAGATAGAATAGGCCATGGAACTTGCGCTAAAAACGATAAACTTGTATTAGAAATGCTAAGTAAGAATCAAGTTTGTGTTGAAGTATGCCCTTTAAGCAACGTGATGACAGGTGCTACACATATAGCCAAAGGACATTCTCTTCAAGAGTTTTTGAATTTCGAAGTTCCCTTTGTTGTTTGCTCAGATAATCCGGGGATACAAGAAACAAGTCTTATTGATGATTACGACTATTGCAATAAAGAAATTATAATCCCTAACTTTTCCAAAAAGATGTATGAATATCAAAAACAATTTACTTTTATTAAAGGAATACTATGAAACTACATTTCCTGAGTAACAACCCTAATAAAATCAAGGAAATAAATGATATCTTAGGTGATCGAGTTGAGGTGGTGAGTGCCAACATAAAAATTGAAGAAATACAAAGTAAAAATACGCAGGATTTAGTTAGAGATAAATTATTAAAAGCTTTTAAGCAGATAGGAAGACCAGTATTTGTAGAACATACTGGTTTATATTTAAAATCATTAAAAGAGTTACCTGGTGGGTTAACTCAAATATTTTGGGATGATCTTGAAGCAGAAGGATTTATATCACTACTCAACTCTCATCAAGATAAGGCTGCAATTGCTAAAACAGTAATTGGCTATTGCGATGGAAAGAAAATACACTTTTTTCAAGGCGAAGTTGAAGGAACGATATCAGATTCACCATTAGGAAACCGGGATTTTCAGTGGGACTGTATATTTATACCAAATGGTTACCAAGAAAGCTTTGCTGAGATGGGCGATAAAAAAAATCAAATATCCATGAGGAAATTAGCATTGGATAAGCTTTCGTTACATTTACTGGAGGAAAAGTGATGATAGATCAAGAGTTATTGGATGCTTATAAAAATGACAACCTCATTCTTTTTATTGGAGCTGGCGTTTCAAAAAACCTTAATCTTCCAGATTGGAAGGAACTGATTAGTGAAATCGCAAATGAGCTTGAGTTCGACGACGATGTATTCCTTACATACGGTGATTACTTAAGTCTAGCTGAATATTACTTATTGAATAATAACAATAAGATCGGGAAATTAAGAAGTTGGATGGATACAAAGTGGCATAGTGGTGATATAAAAATCGAAGACTCTGAAATCCATAAACATATTGCAACCGGCAACTTCCCAATAATCTATACAACTAATTACGACAGATGGATTGAGCATTCACTTAAACATTATAACAAGAAACATAAAGTTATCGTTGATGTATCTGATATTGCAGATATTAAAAGCGATGTAACACAAGTAGTCAAGCTTCATGGGGATTTTTCGGACGACTCATCGATTGTGCTTGGTGAATCAAGCTATTTTGATCGTTTAGATTTTGATAGCCCTTTAGACATAAAATTTAGAAGCGACATGTTAGGTAAATCAGTTCTTTTCATTGGTTATAGTCTTTCAGATTGGAATATAAAACTATTATTTTATAAGTTAGATAAGCTATGGAAAAAAAATAGCAACACTTCAACATCCAGACCAAAGTCTTTCGTTTTCTCAACAAGACCAAACCCTGTTCAAGAGAAAATATTAGATGCAAGAGGAGTGAAAATGATTGTCAGTGATGTTCATGAACCATCTAAGGCATTGCAATCTTTTTTAAGTGAACTCGTTAAGAATTCATAAATTTATTATCCCCCGTAAGTGGCAGCAAAGTGGCAGCAGAGCGCAACGCTATGTGCCACTTTTCATCACTATTCGGCCCAAACAAAACATAAAAATCAGTAAGTTGCTGATTTTACTTATTTCAAATTGGGACTCATAATCGCTTGATCGCTGGTTCAAACCCAGCAGGGGCTACCAGATTTAGTGATAAAAATCATGAAGTTAAGCCACCTCAAAAGGGTGGCTTTTTTGTTTCCTGTTTTTAAGTGGCGATAAAATGGCGATAGATTTTCTCGACATTCTAATTGTGCCATTGCTGTTCACTCAGAGCAGTCCGCACACAGCGGCTCAACAAAGCGGAAAATCTTTAGAAATGTATAAAGTAACTGTGTTATCTGAACGTATCAGGTTGACCAGTTTATGATTTCATCCAGTCCAAACAAAATCGCAGGGAAGTAACTTTCATCCAGTCCAAAAAAGTCTGTAAGCATGACACTATCAGCATGATCCTCAGGCCTTAGCACCATGTTTACGCCTACAGCATTACCCGAATCTGACTGTATGAATGTCAACTCGACCTGCTTAAACAGACAGCTAAGAACGACATCCGAATTCTTCTGTTGAAATATCAGCGACTGATGCAGCTTTTTTAAATCATCCCGAAATATCTCAAGCTGGCCCGCAGCAAACTCCGCACGGAATTCAGTTTTAAGCGAAGGAACAGAAAACTCAACCCAGACCATGATCCGGTCATATGCCGCTTCTTCAGGCTCAGGTATCCTTTCATAAGGGGTTAACTTGAGATGTAGGGTTCCGCTCTGTATATCGATCATCCGTTCACCTTTAAGGCATGTACTGAAAGTGCATAATAGTCCAGTCTTTTTCTCTTACCAGAACTTCAAGCCGGTAGGGTTTATAGAAATAACTTCCTTTTTTTTGTTTATCTTCTACCAGCCGGTACATACGGGTTTCATATCTGAAAAGCCCTGGTTTTCTAAGTGGGTCTGGCATACGTGTTCCATATCGAATGGCTTTTTCCTGTATCTGTAAAGGCACATATCGACCAGGTTCATACATGTGCTTTGCTGCGCTTTCCGTCATCTTCAAAGAGCGAGCCGAAAGGCCTATTTTTAGCCTTCCGCGCAAGAGGCTGATCGTGGCATGGCTAAGATTTACAGTTACGGCTGCACGAACTCCACTCTGTAGTAAAGCTCTCCCGGCAAGAAAAATACGAAATGCTCCTGCCGCCAGCAACACCAAATCGGTTGGGTCAATGAGGGGAGACTCTAACGGTGTCTCTTCAAGCCGAAAAAAATTTCCTTCCGTATCATAAATCTGCCACAATCCTGGAGCCTGAGATACTGAGTAGCCGATACACATACCGGTTTCATCATCAACAATAGGCTTCGCACCATGAGGCAGAAATCGTGGGCGAATTTCAAAGAATTCGCCGTGTGGTAATCGTGACTGAAAAGTGTAGTAGCGACCGGGTTCTTCACTCGCTGGTAATCCTGTAACCATGAATACCTCCTCCTTGTAATTCAACGCAGTGAATAATAGCTCCATGCTAAAATAGCTCGGGTTTATAGACTGAAGAAAATGGAGGAAGATGTAAATGCATCATTTTCTGGAAACACTTTCAGAATTTCTTTCCAATTGGCCTGTAATATCGGGAGAGCGAGCAGAGAGAAAGCCAGTAAAAGACAGGAAGAAGATCTCAAGTCTTCACTACAGACCTATTTGCAAGATCACTGATGATAAAACAAGAGATAATGATATTCCCAAGAAAGATGAGGCCAACTAAGAAAAACACATTCACACTTAAGCAGTCAGACTCATTGCTTGTAAAAAAAACCGCTAACCGGGCTTCATTACGATCATAACCATAGGGGCTGCTGCTGGCCTCTGCCTGGATGTGGCGGAACGGCTTTAACTTTACCTGGTGACATAATAATTTCTGACACAGTCTCATGCGACTTAAAGGTACAACTGCAATTAATGTTCTGGCACTGGTTATAACGTTCTTTGATCTTACCCACGTAATGTGGACACAATCCTAAGCGAGATTCTGGTTTTCAAATTGTTCCGGGCTGAGGCCGCCACAGGCACTGTGACGTCGGCGACGATGGTGTAATGATTGAATATGACCTTCGTCCTGAAGCGCATGCTGACAGCGTTCAGGTTAAAGGCGATTTCGGCATCAACGAGAGCTACTTCCCCGATATTTTAAAACGGCTGGATGAGATGATTGAATGGCAAAATTAAGCCTTCCCGCATCTAAAATTTTTCCTGATAGTCCCCGCTGTAACAGGTTTTTTTCTGTTCAGGCTTTTCCGGCCAGCTGACATCCGGTGCCGCTCAGGTCTCGACGCGGTTCAGCTTCACGCGGTAGGTTCTCTGTTGCTCCAGCAGCGCTTTCTCGCTCTCCGTGGCGATTTTTCTGCCGCCTGGCAATAACACAGCGTCCGTCATGTCTCGTCGGGAATGCAGATATAGTCGTTGCCCGCAAAGGCTCACTTATTGAAAAGACGCATAACGGCATCAACGCTCGACAGCTTATCCCCGCCCGCCGTCATATCTGCCGCTACTGAAACGCCATGCTTACCGGCATCATACAGGCTGAGATTTTTAAGGGCGTCGGCAACCAGTCCCGCGTCTTTGATTTCCGCCAGCACGTTGGCCGTTTGCAGGTAATGCTTATGGGGATTATCGGCAGTAACATGTGCGCCTGCGCCTTGTCGGTATAAGCCTTTACCTCAGTTAACGCGTTATCCACAGCCTGGCGTGCCAGCACCACGGATGGGTCGATTTTCAGCGTGACGGCACTGTGGCAGAAGCAACGTATACATAATTACGATATGCTCTACTTCCTTTTCGAAGAACCTTTGAAGCACCTGATAGAAATGGGAAGAATGTTGCGGAAAGAGCCCAACAGAACGGAGGCGTGATTACGTGTTATCGAGAATCTTTAAACTGTCATTCAAATTTGTTTCCGAGATAGTGGGAACACTGGTTTTGACAGCAACTGTATTTGGTATGTTCTATACAGGCTTTATGAATGAAGGCGCCATGCGGATCGTAGGACCTCTCGCTGTACTAATCTGCGGAATGGGGGCTTATGTATTGGTGATGTATCCCACCACGAAAATCAGTGAAAATGATAAAAAGGGCCAACCTGGTTAAAGATAATACCGGGATTATGTCTCAGGCTAAATCCGCACATCGGAGAAAAACATGGCTCAGGATAGCTACGCTCCTGTTACTCCTCCTGTTAGGCTAAGAATGGCACGCTTTACTATTCTCACGTTGACCCAATATGTTTGCGCAAACCAACCACCGTAAAACAGGTCCATAGATCCTGTAAGCTCTCCCGGATTGCTTTCGCTCAACGTTTTCAGCTTTACCACAGTTATGCTCTGAGTACATTCGTAAAGCGTGAAGTACACATAGCGGATCTGTTATTTTTTTAATCTGACTAAATATCGGTAGATTTTTTTTGCCAGATAGATAGCGGCAATACCCAGCAACATCGATGCTATACCGAGAAAAATCATTAACGAAAGGAGGTGGCTAAAAATCCCGCCCAGACTTGTGAAATCGCTGAGTCTGACGAGCTGTTCAGGGGTTAGTGTACGAACCACTATTTCCGGAAGAATCAGAAAACATATAATGACTGCTAAAATATAAATCGTCTTGTTTGTTCCCTTTTTCATTATTTTCCTGTCTGAGTTTGAGGGTAAGGTATTTTCTCTTTTTGATTTTTCTTCATCCGTCCAGTGACCTGCTCGTGCCGAGTCAATCAGTAATTGAATGGTCAACGCCTTTTCTGCTTTGCCATTATCTTCGGGAAAATAGCGAGTGAAATTGATTTTATCTGGGTTAATTGAAAATTTCTCTGTGAATTCCTCCAGTAAATCATAGGCATCTAACGGGTCCATTCGAAAATCTTCATTAAGATCGGTGTTATGTTTGAGCGGATACCGCTTAAAGGTAAATATGCTGCGACCATTGTAGGTCTCAACAAGATCGAATACTGCTTTTTCTGTCTCGTCCATTATCATAATCCGTTCTTCTTTCAGGCAATCTTATTGTATTTGAATGTTATCTCATAGCTAATCTTGTAAGCATACAACTTAGATTGCTCATCCATTTATAAGGATGTTGTAACCTGATTATTTACTTTGAGCAAGTCAATAGGGGTAAGACCCGATTCACTGAACATCCTAATACAGATAATCATTGAAATTTCATGGTGCTTTTCAAATCGCCATGAAAAATATTATACGTTTTAGGTTATATCCACTTACTATATCTTATATAAAGATAAGCAACGATACCGCCCCAGGCAACCACAAACCCCATTGGATAAAATGGAACAAATCGCACAATAAAATAAGCGCCAACAACACTGGCTATAAGCGGTAAAAGATAGAAAAAAGATTGCAGTAACCATACAACGAAAAGCTTCATTTACTCACAACTCCATCAAAGCCTCAGCTACTTTATCAAACTTGTAATGGCCACATTAAAAACTTCACAATAGCGAAATTTAGCTTTTTTCATTTACCACACATATAATTAACTCAACATTTCACGCACAAATTTATCCCTTCGGCTCAATTCCCCTTGCCTTTAACGCCTCCCTCGCCAGGTTTTTCAACCAGCTTGCCAGACTAATTCCTTCTTCAGTTGCAACAGCATCGAGCTGTTTTTTCAAGTCGGGATCAATGCGCATATGGAATTGTGGGGACTTGCCTCGACCTTTTGGTTTTTTTTCACGCATTATTATTGACATGTGCTGACCTATTCCCTCAGTTTAGCCTTATAAAAGACCACACTAACACGAGGCCTTTTATAAGAGCAACGCCCCGGCAGTGCAGCAACACATACCGGAGCGTCTGACCACAACGTTCAGTGTTAAGGAAACAACGCTATGGCTAACACCGATAGTAACACAACCGCCCATCATCAAATCGTGGACATTCAACCAGTTATCGAATCTGCGATCTCAAACCTCTTGAAAACGCCGCTCGGCACCACGCACGATCTCTTCCTAGTGCTGGATGCATGCGGGCGCTATGTCGATGCCCTGGTTGAGTGTAACGATATTGCAGACCGCATGGCGCTGTGCGGTCGTCTGCTCGCTGCACTGGAAGTCTTGAAAGTTTTGTTAGACAAGCCACTACCAGAACACCTGATCAAGCGCCTCACGCTGGAGAAAGGTGATGACAGAGCCTGTCGCAGCAGGGATTCGATAGACTCGGAAGAGATGCGGCAATATTGCAGCGCGTTAACATTAGTATTGCTGAATCAGCAGGCCCCGGCAGACTTGCAAAAACATATCACCGGCTTGTTATTCCAGATGGTTAACATCATGACTGATGACTTAACCGCGCCGCGCTTTGTGCGAACAGCGTCGGGGCTGGTGATGATTGAGAGCAAATTTACACATATCGTTCACTGATTTTGGACCCTTCCCTTCTTCCGCAGGGAAGAAGGGAATTCGCATGCAAAATTTAAAATCTCACTGTGGACTCACTCTCAGTGCCAAAATGCTTTATAACCCTGAGTTTTCTTCTGCCGAAAATACCACCACGATTCATCTTCATTCACTGAAAATATATTTTGTCGTGCTGCCATTCCTGAAATCTTTTCATTCCCGTACAGTTATTGCCACTGTCCCCAAGGGCCAGCGCCTCCCCGCCGTACAGTTATTAACAGCACTCCCAGAGGGCGCTGTCGCCCCCTTAAACGTCAACGGCGCGCTGGCCTTCAGCCACGTCTGTCAGCCATCCCATCCAACCCGCATCCATAAAAAAACCCGCTTTCGCGGGTTGAGCTTACAGCAGCTGCGGTGACGGGTTATCGCTCCCTTTCGCCATAACCGGCACCGTATTGATCTGCGCCGGTTCGACGATAATCCCGGATACGCTCTCCAGGGTTTTAAAGGTACAGCTGCAGTTAATGTTCTGGCACTGGTGATAACGTTCTTTCGTCTCTTTCGAAACGTAGCGACTGCTTTTCGTATGGGCGGCGGTCTGACATTTTGGGCAATGCATCATAGTCGTTCTCCTCTCTGGCATAGTGCAACATTAGCCAAAGACTAAACAAAAAGCAACTTAAATTAGACTAAATCTAACCAGCCTGTTTTTCCACTAAGACGTAATCCACGTTTTCAATCATCAGCTCCAGGTTCAACTGGGTGGTAAATCCACTTTTATCGAGGGTATGCACGATATTAGTAATCAGCCATTTTTGATTATCGATGACCGATTTAAAACCCTGGGCTTTGACCGGCGTTTCAGGAATCAGCTCAGCAGCACCCAGCGCGAGTAGGATCTTCAACGTAGCCCGGTTGCGTTGCAGTTCCTGCCACTTCGCTTTAGCCGCCACCTCTGCTTCCCCCTGGCTACTGAAGTGCGTATTCAGTACGAACAGCTTCTTATTGCTGCCAAAAACATAGGTTTTTCCCGGGTCTTGTTGCCCGATAGTGGGGATATTTTTGGCCGCCGGATGGACAGGGTTCACCGCCGGTGTTGCTGGCGGTATCGTGTTGACGGTTACCCCTTTCTGCTGCGCTTTTTTCTGATCGTACCATTTTGCTTCAACGCCACTGTAATCGTCGCGCTTAAACAATTTGTACTCATACTTATCGCCATCCTGTCGGTTCAGATTCAGGAGTGGAATCGGCTTTCCGCTCGCTGTCACGCCATGCCCGGGGGCAAAGAACAGCAGCGTCTTATCTTTTATCGCCGCCACAGCGCCAACCAGCATAGCCAGCCGGGTAATGAACGTGCCGTCCGTTTCCTGCGTCTGATCGATATGCTTAATCTTTTTTTTGGCTATCTCCGGCCGCACGTCGGAGGTAAGTCCGTTACGTTTCGCGATTTTCTCCACAACCTCGCCAACCGTCATGTCCGGATATGAATCAGTGATTTTAACATCGAGCGAACCGCTAAAATCGGCGCTTCGGGCGACCACCGTTATCGTGTCCGGCGCGCCCTGGTAGGTGACCTGATCAATGATGTAGGAGCCTTTATTTGCAAGCGGCTGTCCCTTCCAGCCTATCTCTAAGACCACTTTCGCGCCAAAGGGCGGCATAACCAACTGGCCGTCACTGTCGTCCAGCACCAGGTCCAGCTGATCGACCTCCAGGCCACGGTTATCCGTCAACTTCAGAGAAATCAGCCGTGGGCGAATATCCTCCGTTTTATCCTTCGTCTCAATTTTGATATTAAAGTCCGGCGTAGGCGCAACGCGCAGGGGCACGGGAATCGGGGCGATATCGCTCATCTCAGCGCCCTCCGTTCAGCGCAGAGGTGGCGCTGTTGATGACAGAGCCGACCCGTTGCGCTGCGTCGCTGGCCCGGTTTTGCAGTTCTTCCGCCTGCCTTTTTAAGTCCCCGAACATACTGGTTAGTGAATCGTCTACCCGCAGCAGGTTGAGGGTAAAGCCTATCTTGCGCGCGCTGCCGTCGCTGTAGAATTCGGTATGCGTGGCCGAGAAATCCGTCACAACAAACATGCCGTAAATAATGCCATTGCCGCCAATCAGCGGCCACGCCAGCCCTTCATCGGCCATAGTCTTCAGCGCCAACAGGGTGACATTGCCGCCGGTGATTTCAGGCCGGAGTTCGCCAGACAGCTTGATTTTATCGTCGCCGCCGCCCAAAAACTGAGTCGACTCACGGCGCCCCACGCGGCTGTTTTTCGCCCAGCGATAGGTAATGTCATGCTGCAAATTGTCGAAGGGCAGGGTTTGCCGTACAAACGGCATCATGCCTAATATCATCATCATGGTTAATTAATCCAGACTAAACATGGAGTTATAGCTGCGATCAGCCGTGGACCACGGCGATACCGTGGAAGCCTGCGCGACGGCCTGTCCAATCGCCTGTGGGTCGCCCGTCACATTGATATTGTTGGTGACCGTGTGCTGCCGGTTATCCACGTTTGAACTGTTAACCGAGGGCAAAGGCTGATTGAGCGTGCTGTTCAGGCTGGCGCGCGATGCGGCCGGACGGGCATCCGCGTTGTCCTCATCCTCGTCGTCCTGTTCGCGCATTTTGGGCGGAGGCAGCTTGTCTTTCACCTTGTCAGATTTCTCATCGATGATGCCAAGCTTGCCGAGCACCCAGTCAATGCCGCCCCGCAGCTGATTCAGGGCTTCACCGGGTAATTTGAGTGCCGTCGCCAGCATATTGCCGAAGCGCTGTCCCATCTCCCCTGCCGAGGCCAGTTCCTGCTGAGAAAACTTCACCGGTTCCAGCAGCTTTGAGAACCAGGAGCCCAGCTCAGAGACTTTGTTGCTGAACCAGTCAAATACCGGCTTCAGCGGCGCGAACGCGTCACTTATCGGCCCCATCGCTGCACTAAAGCCCTGAGCAACGCCGCTGATAAAGGCGCTGATCGGCTCCCAGTACTGATAAACCAGCATCGCGCCCGCCGCGATAGCCGCGCCAAGCAGCACAACCGGCAGCGTAATTGCGCCCAGCGTCGCTGTAATCGCGCCACCGATGATGGCAAACGCACCGCCCAGCAGTTCAGCGCCCGCCATGATGGTGCTCAACCCGCTAATGACCGGCCAGACAATATTCCCCACGCTGGCGAGTGAGTCCACCAACGTCAGTCCACTGGCCGCCAGCGTCAGCAGGCTGTCCGAAAGCTGGGGATTGATATTCATCACGCCGGTCAGAACGGACTGTACGGATAAGCCGTCCTGACTGATGGTTTGCAGATTGGTGTCAACAGAGGCATCTACCGGCTGCTGAGCCGCCGGCGCCTGAGACAGCTGATCCAGGCGCCCACTGGCGGCACCTTTCATGAGCACAGCGGCAGGAGCCGCGCCCTGTTCGCCAAAGATGGCCTGCAGATAGGTTGCCTGCTGGGCTGCATCGATTTTGTTTTTCTCAAATGCCGTCTGCACCTGGCTGAGCACCGTGAAAATCGGCTGACTGTTGCCCTCGCCATCTGCGGTAACAACATTCAACGCTTTCAGCGCGCTGTCTGCATTGTCATCAGGTGCCTGCACGTGCGACAACATGGCACCGACGCCTGCGCCCGCAGCGCTGCCCGTCATGCCGTTTTCGGCCAGCACGCCGATCATCGCCGATGCCTGACCGACGCTCACGCCGGCTTGTTTTGCCACCGGGCCGATGCTGGCCATCGCCTTGTTCAGCTCAGCGATATCCGGTTGCGCACCGCTGTTGTTCGGATTAACAGACAGGGATGCCGCCTGATCCTTACCGTTATTCGCATCCGCAGGTGACAGATAATCGATAACCTTGCGGCCCTTCTCGACGAAGTCTTTGGCCTTGTTGCTGGCACCTTGTACGTTATCCGCCAGCGCCATGCCGGCGCGGTAACGATCCCGGGTACGATTGAGCTTATCCTGGCGCTGATTCAGCAACCCCATCGACTCGCCCTGCGCATCAAGGGTGGATTGGGTCCGCTCTGTTTGTTGGTTCAGCTTCTGGCGCTCGCTGCTCAGACGACGCGTGGAAATCCCGGCGTCATTCAGCGACTGGCGCTGATCCTGCACCGACTGGCGCAGCTGAATGTTCTTTTGTTGTAACGCGTTGGCAGACAGGCGCAGTTTCTCCAGCGCCTGCGCTTGTTCAACGGTGGGGTTTTTGGTGTTTTTCAGTTCAATGGCGAGTGCTGCCGCTTCTGCCCGGGTGTTTTTAAGATTTTGTTGGGTCAGCGTCAGTTCTTTTCGGGTATCACGGAACCCTTCAATCTGCGCGGATTTGGCGTTAAGTTCTGCCAGACGGTCTTGCGTTTCCTGGATATCCGCAGACAGCCTTTCTGTTTCTTTACGCACGGCATTGAACGGGCGCGTGGCCCGATCAACCGCCTCCAGCAGCACTTGCAGCTTGAGCGTGTTACTCATCAGAGGTTACTCCACTGCGGATCATCACTTTATGCCGCCAGTCGAGTAACTCTTCCAGCGACATGAGATACATTTCTGAGGGTGGCCAGTGAAAAACGCTGGCAATGTCGGCCATCAGGTCATTGACCGTTAGATCGCGGGGCCAGCTTACCCGGCCGATTTCGCTGACAAAAAACCAATCACCTTGCCGCCCAGGGCAATCAGGTCCACCGGATCGAGCGCGTTGCACTCCGCTTTGGTCAGCGATGGCAGGGTGATACGGGGCAGCACCATTAACAGGGCATCCACATCAGACGAGGCCAGGTCTGCCAGTCGCACGCCACGCAGCGATCCTGCCGTTGGTTTCACCAGCTCAACCTGGCTGATCACCACATCACCACGTGAAATCGGGCTTTCCAGCACCACCAGGTTTTCTTTCAGTTGTGGTTTATCAAGCTGTTCCATTTTTTCTCCATCAGGATAAAGAGGGCCAGCGCAGGACGCGCCGGCCTTTTTTATTACACCAGGCCGAGATTTTTACGACGCTGTTCCAGGCGATCGACGCCGTTGACCTTCTCCACCATGTTGACGGTGTCGACTTCGATCAGCTCTTTGCCATTCCAGGTCAGTTTGAAATAGGTGTTTTTGCTGGTGACTTTGGTTTCGGCGTTTTCGCCCTGTTTGGCTTCACCGAAATCAAAGGCCTGGTGCTTACCGCGCACTTCGATTTCCACGGCAATTTCTTCGCCGGTGTCATCGCGCTGGTAAGAACCGGTGAAACGCAGCGGTACGTTGGCGGTTGCGCCCCACTGGCTTAACACCAGCTCATCCATCCCGCCCAGCGTCCACTCCATATCGAGTGCGGCATCGTCCAGGCCGTTATCGATGAACGCCGCACCGTTCATACCGCCAGCGCGGTAGGTATCCAGCTTGCGCGACAGCTTCGGCAGCGTCACGGCGGTGACGATGCCCTGGTAGCTGTTTGAATCATTGAAGAGGTTCAACCCCTTAAGTTTACGTGGCAGTGCCATTTATCCGGCTCCTTAGCTGTTTACGGATGCGGCGAAGTTCGCCAGATAGGTGTCGGTGATGCGCTGACGCAGGGTCAGATCTTCCAGCGGCGGCACCGGTGTGTAGTCGTAATCGATAAACAGTTTGCCCGCCTTCAGGGTCTCTTTATCGTTCGCGCTGTCGTCGTACCAGCAGTTTGCGCCCAGCAGATAACCAGCACTGACCAGCTCGCGGAACTTGGCATTGATGCCAGCGATGATTTCGCGCACCAGCACCGGCGTCAGTGGTTTGTCGTTGGCCCACATGTGCGCTTCGGCCATGGTATCGGCCAGCACCTGTGCCGTACGGGTGTAGTTTTCAAAGGCAAAAAGTGGATCGTCGCTACAGGTCCGGTTGCCCCAGAAACGGAAACCGTCTTTGCGAATCAGCGTGGTCACACACTTTTCGTTCAGCAGATCGGCATCGGTGCCGGTCTGTTGCAGGTCCCAGAAAACGTCTGCGGAGATACCAGTTACGCCATTGACGCCCACGTTGGACAGGGTTTTATGCCAGCCGGTGTCGTTGTCAATTTTGGCGCGCAGGCCCAGTGCACGTGCGGTGGCATAAGCCATTTCAGATTTGTTCGTGGCGGTGTTCCAGGCCATAAAGTCTGGCCAGATCACCATCAGCTCGCGCTGGCTGAAGTTTTCGCGGTACTTCATGGCATCCGAGATGGTTTTGCTGTTCCAGGCAGACACGTAGGCAAAGCCACGCAGCTGCTGGGCAATGCTGGCCAGCGCTGTCGCCACTTCCAGCGAGTCCAGACCTGGGACGCCGAGAATGCGGGGTTTAACACCCAGTTGCGTTTGCGCACTCAGCAGCGCCTTCATGCCGGTGTATTTACCGTTCGCATCCGTCGAGCCAATCAGGTTAGAGGTGGTTTCAGCCTGGCTCGCGCCTTCTGCAACGCGAACCACGACAGTAACCGGCTTCGCCTGGTCAGCAATCGCCTGCAGCGCTGCCGCTAAGGTGCCTTTTGTACCGGCTTTACCGACGGCTGCCTGCACGTTGGTCAGCAGGACAGGTGTGTTAAGAGGAAACGCCGTTGCATCAGCATCTTCTGCGGTGCAGATCATGCCAACAATGGCGGTTGAAACTGTTGAAATGGTGCGTGTACCGTCATTGACTTCGACGACGCGGACACCGTGATGAAAATCAGACATCTGTAGCACTCCGTGTTGAGGGTGTGCTCAGATTGTCAGGTCAGTGGAAAGGATGCATTCGATTGCGGTTTGCTGATCGTTCAGTAAGAAGAACCGCGTAAATGGTGCTGTTTTGGCGCTGGAATATAACGATAAATCGTTTTGGGTGAGACATCTAATACCAGCGCAACCTGATGAAGCGTGGCGCCATTCGCCATCATGCGTTCCGCTCTGGCAACGACTTCCGGTGTCATAATGCGCCGCCGGCCACCAATGCGCCCTTTTTCACGCGCTGCGGTCAGCCCGGCACGCGTTCGCTCGACAATCAATTCGCGCTCCATCTCCGCCAGTGCGCCCATCACATGAAAGAAAAAGCGGCCCATCGGTGTGCTGGTATCGATACTGTCCGTCAGGCTACGGAAGTTTACCCCGCGTTCGCGCAACTCTTCGGTGAGCATAACGAGATGACGCATGCTGCGACCCAGTCGATCGAGCTTCCACACCACCAAAGTATCGCCCTCTTTTAACGTCCGCAGCGCCCGCTTTAAACCAGGCCGTTCACTGGTCTTTCCGCTGATTTTATCCTCAAAAATCTGTTCACAATTTGCGCTCTGCAGCGCATTCCGTTGCAAATCGGTGTTTTGGTCATTTGTTGACACCCTGACATAGCCAATCAGCAT